TTCTGTGCGTGTCGTTCGCGTGGGACAACGGGAGGGCCACCGCCATCCCACTGTGGCACCCGTTGGCGCCCTGGACGCCCGAGGAGCTGGAGGCGGTGGTCGGCCACGTTCGTCGAGTCCTCGAGTGTCCAAAGCCCAAGGTGTTCCACAACGGTGGATTCGACCTCCGCATGCTGGAGCTTCGACACGGGCTGCGCGTCGCGAACGTCGCGTGGGACACGCTGCTCGGTGAGCACCTCCTGCGCGAGGACATGAGCGGCGCGTACTCGCTCAAGATCCTCGGGCGGAGCTACTTCCCGCAGTTCGCGAACTACGCGGACAAGGTCGGCGAGCTGGCCGCGAAGCTGACCGTTGAGGAAGAAGGTGTCTCCAAGCTCCTCAAGGACATCCGCAAGCGCAAGATCAAGTCCCCTGGCTTCGACGAGGGGATGTCGATCGAGATGAGCAAATCGCAGCTCGAGGCGTACCTCTACGGGGACAAGAAGCACCGCAAGAAGCAGGCGAACGACAATGGGTACTCGCGCGTCCCGCTCGACATCCTGCTGCCGTACGCGGCGGTCGATACCGACCTGACGCGGCGGCTCCTGCGAAACCAGACCGCTCGCGTCAACGAGGAGGGTTGCAAGGGCGCGCTGTCCTTGATGCGCACGCACTGCATCCCGGGGTCCCGCGCCCTGGGTAAGATGGAGTTCGACGGGTTCCCGGTCGACCGGAACTACCTCGATCACCTCGAGGTGCAGCTTGGTCGAATCGTCGACGAAAAGATGTCCGCGCTGCGGAGTCTGTGGGCCTCGACCGCACGGTTCTACCCGGACAAGAAGAACGAGGAGTTCAACCCGAATTCGACACAGCAGGTGGCGTGGCTGCTGTTCACCGCTGGCGTCATGGACCCCGAGAACCCGGTCCCCGATGTCAACGGCGCACCTCGACCTGCGACCCGCCAAGGCCCGTGGTGCGAGATCAACAAGAAGAGCCAGCAGTTCAAGGTCGACAAGAAGACCCTGAAGGCGATCGCCGAGAAGACGAAGTGCCCGTTCGCCAAGACGCTGCTCGAGTACCGAGCCGCGCACAAGGCGCTCACCGGCTTCATCGTCGAGATTCGGGTGCTCTCCGACTACGACGGCCGGGTTCACACGTCGTTTCTTCAGCACGGCACGTCGACGGGCCGGCTCGCCAGCCGGAACATCAACATGCAGAATCTCCCGATCAAGTCGATCGCGGGATTGAACATCAAGAAGCTGTTCATCCCCGACGACCCCGAGGAGGAGGTGATCTTCAACGTCGACTGGAAGGGCGCCGAGATCCGGGTGTTCACGGCGTACGCCCGCGACGAGCAGCTCGAGAAGGCGATCAACGACGGCCTCGACGTTCACAGCTGGTTCACGCAGGAAATCTTCGGGATCCCGTATGACGAGGTTGAGCGCGGCAAGGAGGACGTCCACAAAGAGGTCCGCACCACCGTGAAGCGCGTTGTGTTCGGAATCCTGTATGGCGCCATGGCGAAGAAGATCGCCGAGACCGCCGGCATCTCCGAGGAGCGCGCTCAGGAGGTCATCGACAAGCTGTTCGCCCGGTTCCCCAGCCTCAAGGGGTACATGGACGAGGTCGTTGCGTCGATCCACAAGCACGGATTCGTCGAGACGTTCTTCGGCCGGCGTCGGCGCTTCCCGCTCGTCCGGGTCAACCGCTTCTTCGCCGGGCAGGCCGAGCGCCGCGGCAAGAACATGAAGATCCAGTCAACCAGCTCCGACATCGTGATCGGACAGCTGATCGAGATCGCGGAGCACATCCACGAGCTGGGCGGGCGGCTATGTATCACGGTGCACGACTCGATCGTTGGCACCATCAAGAAGAAGTACCTGCACCTCGCCGAGGCGTTCTTCCAGAAGTACTGTGTGGACCGCGTCAGCGAGAAGTACCCCTGGTTGCCCGTCGCGTTCGCGTGCGACTTGACCGTGGGCTCGAGCTACGGAGAAGCCAAGTCGACCATCCAGGAATACATCGCGAAGAACGCGCCGACCCCGGCCACGCCGGAGCAGGAGTTCTTCGCCGAGATCGACGAGGAGGCGCTCATCGAGCTGCGCGAGGACGAGGACGAGGCGAGGGAGCGGGAGCAAATCGAGGAGGCCCTAGGTGCCAAGGCGTCATGAAAGAGGCCAGCATGCCGAATAACTTCGGAGGGGATCAACACGATCCCGACTACAACCCCGACGCGCAAAAGGCGTCACGCAAGCAACGAGTCAAGAGGACCGCAATGAAGAAGCAAACACAGAAGGCGTCGAAGACCGCGAAGACCAAGCCCGTGGAGGCTGCGTGGCACGTGCGGGCGCAGGCCCTCCCGATCATGCTGTTCCACACCACGATAGGCCCGATCATCGGGCGCGTGGAGAAGACCAAGGGGTCGGGCGTCGGCTCGTTCGACATTCGGATGTGGGCGCCCGCGGCTATTCGCATGGGATTCCAGCCCGGGCAGCCGGGCGCGTTCGTCGCCCAGTACTCGGTGACGTTCCAGCCGATCGCGCTGATCGAGACGTACCTGGACCTCTCCACGGAGACGCCGTTCGGCCGGTCCCCCGTGCCGCAGGCCCTCATCCCGGCGTACGAGGACTACTTCGCGAAGATCGCGGCCGGTGACTACTCGTTCGCTCGGTCGACGGCTCACGTCGAGCAGGCTATGCCGCACGAGGCGCCGATCGTGGATGCGCCACCCAGTGTCGAACCCGTCGCCGAGCCCGCGGTGGAGCCCGACGCGGTAGACATCTACGCCGGGAAGTCGACCGACGACGAAAGCCCGTCGTCGTAGTCGAACTGGACCCATTGCTTACGGTATAAGCGATAGTCGAAGGAGCATCCATGTTCACTCGACCATCGCTTCCCCACGTGAAGGACGCCAACATTCTGTTCCTGGACACCGAGACCGGCGGGCTCTCGGCGGCCAGGACGGACATCATCGAGATCGGCTGCGTGCTGACGGATCCGTCGGGCCGCGAGGTGATCGAGGAGTGGGAGGCGCTCGTCATCCCCACGCGGCCTGTGGAGCCCGACGCGGCTCGGATCAACGGCTACAATGCCGAGAAGTGGGCCGCCGAGGGCGTGCCGTTGGCGACCGCGATGGTCAAGATGCTCGGGATGGCCCGTCAGGCGGTCATGTGCTGCCACAACGCGCCGTTCGACAAGGCGTTCGTGGAGGCGGCGCTAGCGGCCTGCCAACAACGATGGACGGGTCGATACCACACGCTCTGCACGGTTTCGATCGCGCAGCCGTTTCTACGCAGGGGCCTGGTCGACAACGTTAAGCTCGAGACCCTGGCGCGCTACTTCGGCGTCGAGCACAACGACGGGCACCGGGCGCTTCCCGACGCGAGGACCTGTCGGGCGGTCTACCTGGCGATGCAGGACATCCTGGAACCTGCCATCGACGCGTACGCCGCGTCACGTTCCTGAAAGGAAGATATGAATCCGTTCTCGTGGTGGAGGATGTTGTACTGGCGGTTTCGCTGGTACGTATTTCCTCGTCGAAGATACGACACGAAGTGTCAGTACTGTACCGTGACGACTGGCCGTACGATGCACGCGTGGGCAACAGAGGACATCTGCAACACATGTGCGACTCGGCATATGTGTTGTGAGCAACCTCAGTAGAACGTCAGGTCCTTGCACAGCAGGCGCCACCCGAACCAGCCGAACAGCTGAGCGTGCAGCGAGTCGTCGGGCACGTTGGGCGGGTGCTGCCAGACCTTGTGACCCGTGCGTGTGACGTTCTCGTACACACTCAGGATGTCGTCGATCGCCGGCTTCATCTGGGTCTTCGAGACGTAGATCGCCTGCTTCAGCATCAGGAAGCGGGCGAAGTTGTCGATCATGGTCGTGCGGTCAACGTGGTAGGTCTGCTTGTCGGGACGCCAGTCGACGGGCTTGCTGAGGTGCATGTATCGAATCTGTATGACTCGATGTTCGCCGAGCTTCTGCCGCAGGATCGAGTTCGCGAGAGCGCCCTCGCCCTCGTCGCCGACGATCATCTGGACGCCCCACGCATTGCACAGCTCGACGATCTCGTCGACCCAGCCCGTCGCGTGGGCGTTGGGGAATATCTTGTAAAACAACGTCCTGAGCCGGCCGTCCTCGGTCTGACCCCAGATGTGAAACACGGTTCGCGACTTGAACAAGCCTTCGCTGCCCTTCACCTCGCCACCGCCGCCCGACCAGTCCACGCCGGCGGCGACCCTGACGATCCCGTCCTTGGCCCGCGGCATCGGAAGGCGCGTCATGGTGCGCCGCTCGTCGCACAGGCCCTCGAGGATCTCCTTGGTCAGGAGCTTCACGCCCGTTGAGGTGCTGACGGCGATGCACTCGTTGAGGAACTTGGTCTCGCCGTACGGCTCCATCTTCCCGAGCATCTCGTCCCAGTGCTTGACCGCCTTGGCGTGCATCGGGCTCGACGTCGGCCAGGCCGCTGGCACGTTCCGCGGCATCATCGGCTGGCTGACGTGGAAGCCCTTGATCGTCTTCCCCGAGCAGAGATCTACCCAGCGCCCATCCCTCGGGTTGAGATTCTTGCCGCACGAGAGACAGATTGGGCCGTGCTTGCCGAGCGCCTTGGTACTATCGATGTACGTGAACTTCGCGCAGCCCGTGCACCGCATGCACCACTCGGTCTGCGACGACCACTGCCACAGCAGCTCGATGGTGTTCTCGCTCGTCTTGGGCGTGCCCGCGTATATCGAGAACGGGCCGAACTTCGAGTTGCCCATCGACTCTTCGATAACGGGGATGACCTCGTCGTAGAGGATGTCTTGGACCTCGTCGAACGCGGTGCGATCGGCCGAGATTCCGCGCGTCCGATCCGGGTCGTCCCAGGCGTAGCTGAATGCCATCTCCGAGCCGTTGCGCAGCATCCGATGAAGGACGTTGTCAACGGACTCCGGGCCCACGAACGTGCGCTTCAGGTCCGGGCTGTAGGACAGGATCTTCCCGATTCTCGAGTTCGAGAATTTGCAGGTCTGCTCCTTGCTCGGGCTGATGTAGTAGCACTTGAAGTGCGGAGTGCCGACGCACTCCGCGATCATGAAGCACGCGATGGCCGTGCTCTTGGCGGTCTGCCTCGCCATCTTGAGCAGGAGCTTCGCGTAGTCGCCGTCGTATATCGCCAGGTGCGTCGGGTAGTCCTCGAGGCTGAACGGACTGCCCTCGACATGGAACAGCGCCTGCGCGATGTCCGACCTGTATCCGCTGATCACTTCCCCGGCGACCGCAGTCACGCGGCACCGCCGACCGTCGAACCGAAACAACACACAACAGGAGAGTCTACATGTCCAAGCCTCAAGCAAGCTACCACGTCGAAGAAACCGCGGCCACGCAGCTCGGAATCGACACCGTCACGCCGCGCGTGCTGGAGCGCATGATCGGTGTGATCGCCGACCAGAACCTGGTCCTGACCGTGATGGGTCAGTCGGGGATCGGCAAGACCGCCATCCCGAAGCAGATCGCCGAGCGCCGTCTCGTCCCGTACGCGCAGATCCACATGCCGACGGCGGCGCCCGAGAGCTTCCAGTTGCCCACCCTGCCCAAGGACGGCTCGCCGTTCTTCGACCAAAAGATCCCGCGAACGTTCGAGGACCTTCTTCGTTACGTGGAGGATGAGGCGCCCAACCACCCCAATCGCAGAATCCCCGCGCACCGCAAGGCTGTGCTGGTGATCGAGGAGCTGAACCGCGCGCCGGACAAGAGCACCACGCGCTCCGCCTTCGTGCTCATCGGGGACCGGATGATCGGCGACACGAAGATCCCGGACGGTATCCAGATCATTGCGACGATGAACCCCTCTGGGCAGGGTTTCTCGGTCAACGAGTACGAGAAGGACCCCGCGATGCGCCGGCGCACCATGATGGTGTACCTCGCGGCGGACTACGCGGACTTCATGGCGTACGCCGAGCGCAGCGAGTTTCACGACGAGGTTCTCGGGTATCTGCGGGCCCACGTCAGCCACTTCTACGATGAGACCGCTGCCAAGGCTGGCAAGGTCTTCGCGTGTCCTGCCACGTGGGAAGCGGTGTCCCGCGTGTGCTTCGCGTTGGCGGCGGCCAATGAGTCGCTCACGGGAGCCGTGGCACGCGCGGCGTACGCGGGGATCATCGGCACCGCGACAACGCAGACGTTCCTGGAGTACGTCAAGGACCGGACGACCACGGTGGCGCCGGACGACGTCCTGTACCGTTACAGCCAGGTGCGGTCGCGCGTGCAGAAGCTCATCAAGGACGAGCGGCTGGACCGGATCACGGACCTCGTCGCAGGCCTGGCGGTTCGCGTGGTGAACCTGCCCGAGGAGCGTCGGGTGCCCGGCGAGTTCGTCGATAGCCTCGCGCTGTTCCTCGGTGATATCCCGGCAGACATCGTGATGTCGTTCATGAACGCCGGCGTCGACAACGCTGAGCGCAGTGGCGGTGCTGCGGAGACCTGGTGGCGCCAGGGTATCAACGGGGCCCTGGTCGGGAACCCGAACTTCGCCAAGATGATCCGGGCGTACACGCAGGCGAGCGCCAAGGCAGAGAAGGAGGCCAAGGAGGCGGGCGTCAGGTAAGCCGGGCAAGCTCCGCCTCCGCCGCGGCCAGGCGTGTCCGCACGTGAAGCTCAACGGCGGCTAGGCGCGCGATCTGGACATCGACCGGGGTCTCCTGCAAAGCGAGGTCGGTGAGCTTGCTCTTGTCGATCCCGGACCAGCGCTGCCGGACGTCCTCGAGCAGTCCGGACTTGGACCGTCGGTCGTCGAGCGCGTCCTGCGCGAATGCCAGCTGCTCCGGCGCGAGCACGAAGCCCGCGCGGTCGAGGATGACCGCGACGTACGCGATCGGCTCGTGCTCGGGCCGTAGCGCCTCGAGGTCGTGACGCCGTCGAATCCAGGCTGCCTCGACCATGGCCCACGCCAAGGTCGCCGGTGTGGCCTCCTCGAGGATCTCGACGTGAACGACCCGGCCGTCGAACGCCACTGCTGTGTTGGCCAGCACTACTGCGTCCCAGTAGAAGGCGGGGACCAGACGCAGCGCTATCGCGGCCATCAGCTGATCCCGAGTCCCCGCGGGAACTACCACGTCCTGGTGCTCCAGCTCGACCCATATCGACTCGGGTTCCCACGTGACGTGGTCGCCGAGCACGATCTCGGCCGCCCGGCACAAGGCAACCGCGGAGGTGGCCCTGCTCGACAGCAGGTCCTTGGCAGGCGTCATGCTCCCATGCAGGACACAAGTACCCGCTGCATGTCAACGGGTAGCGTTCCGAGTACCGCGGCCAGCCTCTCGACATCGAGCTGGCCGCTGCGGTCGGTTGCCTCCCGGACGATGTCCGGGCCCAGCGCGTCCGAGTAGAAGCTGGTGGGGTAGGCGGCCATGTGTTCCATCGGGATGAACCGGCCCGCGAGCGTCACGCCGGGGCCCGCGACCTTGGTCGTGTTGAACACCGACGCGTGGGGGTCCGGCAGCCGGCGACCCCATAGGCGGTCGAGCCCAGCGAGCCCGTCCAACTCCTCGATCGCGGAGGCTAGTCGGGCCTGGACCGCGCGGTCGCGAAGCTCGTGAGGCAACCGGCGGACCTCCGCGGCGAGCTTGACGTAGCCCTCGCGGAAGGGCCCGGAAGCCGCTTGGCTGCGCGCCTCGAGCCAGTCGGCGAGGACCGGCGTGGACGTCGCCACCAGGCCAGCCATCTTCCGCACCTCGTCGCTGACGCGTACGCCGAAGAACGCGGCCTTCTCCACGAGACGGGCCCCGGCGAGCACTCGATGCCCCGGCGAGAGTCGACCGCCCTCCTCGACCAGGCGATCCGCGGCCGTCTTGACATGACCGGCCTCGGTCACGCGGAGGCGCTTGATGTCAGGCAGGAGGTAGTCGGAGGCGTCGTCCGTCGGCGTCGACGAGGCCACCTTGGTGCGAGCGAAGGTGGCCTCGTCGACGCCGTAGACCTGGAGCGCTTCCTTGATGGTCGCGTCCACGTGCGCCGGCACGCGTCCGCCCATCCCCACCCGATAGGCCTGCGAGAGCGTCGCGTGCTCACGCGAGTGCACGGGGTAGGCTCGCTTCTCCGGCCACGCGAAGGCGTCGTCCGGCAAGGTATCCAGCTCTGACACGTCGACGTCGAAACGCATCACAGCCGCGGCCAGCTTTGGCCGCTCGGCAGCAATCTTCGCGAGCGTTCCCAGGACTGGATCGTGAAATTGGTCGATCACCATCACCCACAAGTATAGGACACCATGAAGCTGAACATATCGGAGTTCGTCGTTCACCTGCTGAAGAAGCGGGGGTTCTACGGACGCCTTGCCTCCTCGTTGAGCCGCGTGCCTCGGCCGGGTCTCGGCGCGCTCGCGGTCGGGGTTCGCGGCGGCCGACTCACGCTGTTCTATGACCCCGAGTACGTCGAGGCGATCGACATGGCCGCCGCGATGTACATGATCGAACATGAGCTGCTGCACCTGGCGCTGGACCACGTGCCCCGGTACATCGAGCTGCTGTCCCGGTACTCGGACGACGACCGGGACAAGGCGGATTTCGTCATGGGCATCGCCGCGGACCTCGCCGTGAACTCGCTCCTGCGGAACAACCCCAACCGGGGGTACGCGGTTGCGTTCCAGCGGAAGTGGATTCTCGACCACCTCGAGCCCGGGCAGGTCATGGACGCCAAGGAGGGCCTCCACATGCCCGAGCACTTCGACATGCCCAACGACCTGGCCTTCGAGGACTACGTCGAGCGGCTCATGAAGATGGTCGACATCATCAAGATTCCGCTCAGCAACCACAGCTTGTGGGACGGCGACCCGTCGGAAGACGAGGAGGGGGACGCCAAAGACGGAAAGGGCAACAGGGACGGCGCCGGTAAGGGTCGACTCTCCGAGTCCAGGGTCGGCCTAGCACATCACCTGCGAGATCAGATCAAGCCGCTGCTCCGCCAGGCGCTGGCGGCGGACGGAGGCAGGGGGCGCGGCCTGCTGCCGGGGTCCGTCGAGGAGTTCCTGATCAGCTACCTCGCCGAGCCCGTCGTCCCGTGGTGGGAGGTGTTCGCGTCGAGAGCCAAGGCGACGAAGCTCGCCAAGGCGCGCAGGTCGGTCTCGGTGCCCAACCGGGCCCTCATGGCGTTGTCGGAGCAGGACGACGCGATCATCGCGTCCCCGGGCCGCACGAAGGACCGCAGCTGGAAGGTCGTGTTCGCGCGCGACACCTCGGGATCGGTGCCGTCGGAAGAGGCCCGGATCGCGATCAACGAGCTGCACCACATGCTCATGGTGGACGAGGCCATGGAGGTCCGCTCGATCGACTTCGACGCAGCCGTACAGCGCGATCTTCTGCTGCGCCCCGGGGACAAGATCCCGACCAACATCGTGGGGCGAGGCGGCACAGACTTCGACGCGCCATTCGAGCACTTGCTGCAGTACTACGGCAACGAGTCCACCGAGCCCGACATCATCATCGTCCACACCGACGGGTATGCGCCGCCCGTATCCGAGGAGAACCGACCGCCCATCCACATCCCTGTCATCTGGCTGGTAACCCCGCAGCACGCGTCGAACTTCGACGGCCTGGGGGAGATCATCGTGTGCGATCCCGCGCACCGAAGCCTTCATCCCGAGCCCGAGATCTTCAGCGACAACTAGGAGCAATCATGTATCACCACGACAAGCGCGCGTACGGCGTCGCCCTCAAGGACGCCGAGGCGCATCTTCAGCAGCAGATCGCCCTCAAGTCGGCGTCCGCCGTCGACGTCATCACGCGAGTCCGCGACACGCAGCTGATCGATCGGGTCGTCCCGACCAAGAAGGTTCAGTTCTCGTTCCGCACCGACGTGGTCAAGGCGAAGACGAAGACCGAGACCGACGGCGACCGCAAGGTTCACCGCGTGATCATGGGCACGAAGGGTCGCGGCGAGAGCGCGTTCTCCGAGCCGCTGCACAAGCACGCTCTCGAGCAGGCTGCGTCCCGCGTGGACATCCCTGTCACGTTCGTCAACCGGTTCCTCGGTGAGGAGTACGGGGGCGAGCTGATCACGGACGCCCTCAACACCGTGTACAAGCACCGGGGCGAGGAGAAGTTCCTGGTCCGGTCCAGCGACGAGGAGATCCGCGGCGTCCTGTCGGACACGTACCGGCGCATGGACAGCGGCCCGATCCTCGACGCGTTCGCCAGAACGTGCCACGACATCGGCGCAGTGCCCATCGAGGGTATCGGCGGCGAGCTTCGCTTCAGCGTCAAGGCGCTGATCCCCAAGACCTACGTGATTGGCAAGCAGCAGGGCAACGAGGAGATCTTCGCCTTCGGCGTGTCCCTCAGCAACAGCGACTTCGGCTGCGGCGCCCTCAGCCTGCAATTCTTCCTGTGGCGGATCTGGTGCAGCAACACCGCCACCCGCGAGGACAGCCTGCGCAAAGTTCACCTGGGGAAGCGCCTCGCCGAGAACATCGAGTACGCCCAGGAGACGTACGCCGCGGACACCAACGCGATGGCGCTGATGGTGCGCGACCACGTCCGCGGAATCCTGTCGCCCCCGAAGATCGACGAGGCGGTCGCCACGCTCGAGACCGCGATGGAGACCTCGGTCGACCCGAAGAAATTCTTCGACAAGGGCGGCGAGCTGGAGAAGCTCAAGCTGACCCGCGCGGAGATCGACTCGACCCGCGAGACCTTTAACAACGGCGACATCACGGTCCTGCCACGTGGGACGAGCGTCGCCCGCATGTCGCAGGCCGTGGCGTGGCTGGCCCAGTCCGCGGCGCCCGAGCGGCGACTGGAGCTGGAGCGCGCCGCCGGGATCATCATGGAACCGAAGGTTGCGAAGCCCGAGACCGTCGCGGCTTGATCCAGTAGGCTTGACCGTGGAAGCGAAGGCGGCCCTGGGCTCCTTCGGAAGGAACCGCGCCAACCGACTGACGCGGTTCCTTTTTTTGGCCCCTACGGCTCGGTGTCGTCGACGAACGGAATCGAGTGCTTGTTGAAGTCCGGGCACACCGCGAGGACGGCGGACAGCGCCGCAGTCTCAATCGCGACCGCGGCGGACAGCGCCTGCGTCTTGGCGATCTGATCGATCGTGGCGGTCGTGATGGTGGTTGCCGCCGTCGAGGCGTCGCTCTGCCTCACGTTCTGGTAGGTTCCGACGAGTCCCAGCAGGGTGCTGGCGTCAGCGCTGAACGCCACGGCTTGCGCGCCTTGCGAGGCAGCCAGTGTCAACGCTGTCTGGAAGGCCGCGATCCCCGTTCCACTCGGATTGGCGCCTGCGAACGTGGTTCCCGCCGCCTGCAGCGACGTGAGGAACCCGATGACTTGCGTCATCTCCGACTGGTTTGTCGTGACCGCGGCGACGACCGGCGCGAGGGTTGAGAGCAGGCCCTGCTTGTATGTGTTGTCCGCTTGCGCCGCGGTGAGCGCGGTATCCGCCGCGGTCTTCGCGAGCTGCTTCTGGTAGCGATCTTGCTTGGCTACCTTGTACGCGTTGATCAGCGTCGTTCGAGGCGAAGTGTCCGTCGCGGGGAACGTATAAACTGCCGACGTAGGGCTCGGCGCGTTGAACTGCGTGCGGAACGTCTGCCAGTCGACGACCAGCTTGTTGACACGGTCGCGAAACGCTTGCGCCGCGTTCAATCCCGTCTCCAGCGTGCTGTACGAGGCGATCCACGAGGCAGACAGGAACTGGACGCCATCGGCGCCGGGCGTCGCGATTCCCGCGTCCCTTCCGATGGGCACGAGAGTCAGATCGGCGAGGGTCGCGACGCGAGCGAGCGAGTCCTGCTTGGGATCGAAGGGGTCGACGACGTTCACCAGGAACACACTGAGGTGAGGAAGCTCGACTGGGATCGCGGCCGCCTTCATCTCGTTCTCGATCACGAAGGCCTGATCACCGCCGGCGACTAGCTCGACGTGTCGCGTTTGGTCAAACGTCGCCATCAGCCGACCTCGATGTCGATGGTCTTGTCGATCACCGCCGCAGAGCCTCGCTGCGACACCTCGCGGGCCAGCCCACGAAGACGCGCCTCGGTCACCGCGAGATCGTCCTGCATCAGGCCGAGCGTCGGCCACTTTCGAGTGAGGCTGTCCTGTCGATAGAAGGGTAGGCGGTCCACGACGGCAAGCTCGAAGGACACCGGAACGGTGGCCAGGTCAGCAGGCGTGGCGTAATGATCGAACCCTTTGGTATCCGTCCGGTAGACGAACACCTCGCGCTCGATCCCCCGAGCAGCCTCGATGACATTGGTCGCCTGGTAGGATGCCCCGTTGTCGTTCTGCGTCACCGAGGTCGTCTGATGAAGCGTTAGAGACACGGCCGACATGGTCCTCCAATCAAACAAAACGTTAGATTCAATTGCATAGATCCCAAGGCAATAGTAGCGTGGGAATCCATCACGGCGCCATGCCATCGTACCTAGGGATCGACGCCTCGCTGGAAGGGACCGGGCTCTGCCTGGTGTCCGGCGTCGGACTCGTTCTGCGGTCCACGACGGTGCTTCCCGCCGGCCTCCGGGACATGGCGCGGCTCGCCATGATCAAGACGGTTACGGCCGCGTTCGTGGATGGCATGGATGTTGTCTACGCCGCGGTCGAGGGCTACGCCTTTGGCGCGATCAACCAGGCGTTCTCCTTGGGTGAGATCGGCGGGGTGCTTCGCCTGCTCGTTCACGAGTGTGGTGTCCCCCGCGTCGATGTGCCGCCGGTCAACCTGAAAAAGTGGGCCACCGGGCGCACCGAGGCCGACAAGGATGAGATGGTCGCGGCGGCGATCGCGGACGGAGCGCGCCCCGGCGACCACAACCAAGCGGACGCTTACTTTCTGGCGCGCATCGCGCTGGCACTGTCCGACGATAGCCCTGAGACACGACCTCGACAGAGGTCCAAGCTCGAGGTGATTCGCAGCATCACGAGTCCGCCACGCAAGAAGTCGAGGCCCCGGCCTCGTCGGCTCGTGGAAAACCCCGTCTGAAGGAGACCGAGCCGATGGAAGAACTCGCCCTGTTCACCTCACCGCCCACGGTGCGAAAGCGCGATGGCGTGACCACGCAACCGTTCAGCGTCGCCAAGATAGAGGACGCCGTGCGCAAGGCGTGGATCGAGGTGAAGGGCCCGCCGCCGAAGGACGCGACGCTTCGCAGCGTGGCGATGAAGGCGTCGAGAGCCCTCGGCGACGTCGAGGTCACCGTGGAAGACGTCCAGGACGCGGTCGAAATCGCGTTGATGTCATTTCGGGAGTTCGCGGTCGCCAAGGCGTACATCATCTATCGGCAGCGTAGGACGGACGCCCGGCGTGCCCGGCGTGCCCTGGACCCTAGCGCGATCGCCAACTACATCCACGCGAGCAAGTACGCGCGCTATCAGCCGTCCCTGCTTCGCCGTGAGGTCTACGACGAGACCGTCGCTCGCGCCGAGGACATGCACCAGCGCAGGTACGCGAGCGTGAAGGGACTGCGCGAGGAGATCGCGTGGGCGTTCGGCCTGGTTCGCGACAAGCGCGTCCTGCCGTCGATGCGCTCGATGCAGTTCGGCGGCGCGGCGATCGAGACCAACCATAACAGGATGTACAACTGCTCGTTCACGCTCATCGACAGGGCCCGCGCGTTCGCCGAGGCGATGTTTCTGCTCCTGTCGGGCTGTGGCGTGGGCTACTCGGTGCAGTTCGAGCACGTCGGCAAGCTCCCTCGAATCGGCTACGTCGACGAAAAGCGCGTCGTGCACCACGTCATCGCGGACACGATCGAGGGCTGGGCCGACGCGGTTGACGCACTGGTCGAAAGTTTCGTCGAAGGTACGCACGTCGAGTTTTCGTACCACCTGATCCGTCCGGCGGGGTCTCCGCTCAAGACGTCAGGCGGCCGCGCGCCTGGACACATCAAGCTCAAGGCGGCTCTCGAAGCGATCCGTAGGGTGTTGCACGGTGCGCAGGGCCGCAAGCTCCGCCCGATCGAGTGCCACCGCATCCTGTGCCACGCAGCCGGCGCCGTGCTGTCCGGCGGGATTCGCCGCAGCGCCATGATTGCGCTGTTCTCACCCGACGACGGCGAGATGATGGTGTGTAAGACGGGCGACTGGTGGAAGGAGGATCGCGAGCCGTACTTCGCCTACGCCAACAACTCTGTGGCGCTGCTGCGTCACGAGACGAAGGAAGCGCAGTTCAAGCGCGTGTTCGAGATGATCCGCGAGTTCGGCGAGCCGGGCTTCGTGTTCCTCGAGCAGAGCCACTACGGGACGAACCCGTGCGCCGAGATCGGGCTCGACCCTCGGCTGAAGATCGACGACTCGGTCATCGCCTGGGCGGAGACCAACATGCCGAGCATCGCGAACGCGTTCCGCGGCACGCGCGACTTGTTCGTCACCGGTTGGGCGTTCTGCAACCTCTGCGAGATCAACGCCGCAAAGCTGACCTCGTTCGAGGACTTCGTCGAGGCAGCTCGCGCGGCCACGCTGATCGGCACGCTCCAGGCGGGCTACACGAGCTTCCCGTACCTGGGCTTCGCCAGCGAGCTGATCGCGCGGCGCGACGCGCTGCTCGGCATCGGCATGACGGGCATGCTCGACGCGCCTCACATCTCGTGCAATCCCGAGTACCAGCGCGCGATCGCCGGGCGCATCAAGGAGTGGAACGCCGACTACGCGGCCCAGATCGGCATCAACCCGGCGGCGCGCACCACGTGCGTCAAGCCCAGCGGCACGACGTCTCTCGAGCTGGGTAGCGTCGGCAGCGGCCACCACGCGCATCACGCTCGGCGCTACGTCCGCCGCGTGACCGCCGACGAGTACGAGACGGTGTTCCAGGCCTTCAAGGCCGCGAACCCGCACATGTGCGTGCGTAAGCCCGATGGCAAGTACGTGATCGAATTCCCAGTCCAAGCGCCCGACGGTGCGATCATCAAGAAGGACATCGGCGCAATCGAGTTCCTCGAGATGGTGCGCTCAACGCAGCAGAACTGGGTGCTTCCCGGAACCGACGACTCCGGAAGATCTCCGGGCCTCAACCACAACGTCAGCAACACGGTCAACGTCGCGCCTCACGAGTGGGACCAAGTCGCCGACTATCTGTGGACCCATCGCGACAGCTTCACGGGCGTCTCGCTGCTCCCCGAGGACCCGGTCCTGCCGTTCATGCCGTTCGAGGCCGTGGTGACCGACGACCAGGAGCGCCGCTTCAACGAGCTGGTCGCCAAGTACGAGCCGATCGACTACCTGTCGATCGTCGAGGTCGAGGACGGCACCGACCTCGCCGGCGAGATCGCCTGCCAGGGCGGCGCCTGCTCCATCGCGTGACGCGTGACGAGGGCCGTGATTGCGTGGTAATCATGGCAGATGCAGACATGCAGCAATTGCAGTGAGTCGTTCAATGAAGCCAATCAGGGGTTGGTTGTAACCAATAAGGCCCGAACAGTCGCAACGGTGTGCGGCGCTTGCCTTGTGGATGTTCGCGTGGGAAAAATCGTGGTTCGCCGGCTCGCCGGCGGCGACTATACCTACGAGCAATGGTTGCCTACGGAGGCAATGAGCATGGAGATCACTTAAATGAGTAACCTCGTAAGGTATAAGACTGTATGGATAAGGTACGTACGTTGATAGTCATCGTTATCATGATTTCAACCCTGATATTGGTCAGTTGTTCTCCTGGACAGCATAGGGCCTACCAATACACCATGGCAGGCCTGGCAACTGTTGGGGCTGCATGTTCCACCATGCAGACCAACGCCGCGATTCATTCGGGCGGACCCCAGGTGGAAACCAACGCCGCGCTTGGGAAACAGCCCAGTGCCTTGGCGTTGTACGGAGGCCTGGGCGTCAACTTGGGTGTGATTACGGCACTCATGGTGCTTCCTCAGGGGGAGGACCGTATACCCAACCCGATTAGTGAAGGGTATCTTAATACTCTTCCTCCCTTTGTGGTTGATGGGCTGCTCACGTTAACAGCTGTGGCCACCCTCGGGTTTGCATACAACGACAACCATATGGCGCCTCGTACTACTTGTGGCCTCTAGGGGTTGATTATCGCGCCAATGAATTGGGGTGTCCCAATAGCTCTGTTGAATGATACTTGTATATAGTAAATTCTACTGCTCAACAATGTATACGGCCCTGACGTCCCGTTAAACTCACCTGACCCGTTAACTCCAAAATTAATGATGTCAATCACTGAGTCTCCTACGCTAATCAAATCGTCGAAGACGGAGCTAGAGCCGCCGCTGCCCGTAGTTAAATCTATCGAACCCATTTGCACTTGAAAAGCATTGGCGCCGTTCCGATTGTATCGGACACGCAACTTAGTAAGTACTGCGCTCGCGGGCAGACCTAAATTCGCCTGAATGACGCCCGTGGTAGGGAAATTCCACCCGCTGGAGCCGTCAGGAACAGCGCCACCCGATATTAAAAGGAAAGCTGAACCGGCCAGGGGCCATGTAGCATTGACAAACTTTCCTACCTTAAGCCAACCGCTCGACAAAAGATCGATTTGTTGTTTAACGGTGCCTGCCGCCAAATCAGCATTGGCAACACCTTGAATTTTTGCAGACCCAGTTGCACCCACCAGGTCATTGATGATTTTATCGAATTGACCTTCAACTGTCGTCGCCGGATTCGCGGTCCCATCAGCCCATGCAGCGCCACCGCCATACGAAATATTTGTCCCGTCTCCCCCGTCTAATCGTCCGGCAACAGAGCCTGGCCTGATTTCACAACCCGTTCCGAACACTAGGCTGTTGTTGAACACCTTACAGATGGGTAGAGCGTTAACCAAGAATTCGGGGTGCACTCGGCTGTTGAACAATGAACCCGCAGGCACGGAGGTATTGCTGTTCTCGACAAGCGACTGTCGGCGTCCTCCTGTAGAGGCGGGGTCGGTCACCGTATCGTAACGAACACACAACGAATCGCCTTCCGCGAGAGCCTGCGTGGGGTTACTAGAAAAGAAGCTCGACAGAGTGCTAACGGCGATCTGATGACCCTCGGCGTCGTAATTTCCCACGGCAACCTGCCGGGCTTGTGGTGCAAGGAAAAGATCGCCTGACGACGCTCCGCCTTCAAGCGCTGCGGTCACAAGTTGCGTGTTGTCAGGCGCGGGAGGGATCAGCCCGTTGAGCGCGGTGATCACAGCGCCCAGTGTAGTGGACCCGGTGGCTACGATCTTGATCGTCCTGCGATAACCAATTTCAACGTCGAGCGAGCATGAAAACGAGCCGCCAGACGTGACGGTCACGTTGATCTGATCTCCCGCAGCGTAACTCCGGCGCCGGCTCGTCACTGAGACCGCGTTCGCGCTGTCGCTTGACCGTTTGAGGTGCAAGACACCGAATGCAGATGCGATGGGCGGGGCTCCGAATTGGATTGCTCCGGGCGTGAGCATCGGCACCAGATAGAGTGTGTTGGTAAGTACAGGTATGCCACTGGCAGAGACCGTTGTGCTGCCCGGCCATGTAATTCCGCCGAGACAAAACGCGATGAAGTTGCGGTCAGAATCGCGAAGGTACAGCGAATCCGCCATGACGTCGCGGATGGCCTCGGTACGCTGGCGCAGACTCTCGCCCGGTCGACCGGACACGGTCCCGTCGACGGCCTCCCCGTTGGCGATCGGCTGGATGGAGGCCACGGTATTCGCGCCCGTGTCGTTGTTGGTGTTGCCCGTAAAATCGACGAACTGCTTCACGCTTCCTGACATGGTCCGCTCCTCCGTTCATGGAATCGCGGTGAACGCGATCGTCCAAGAGTAGTCAATCACGATCGCCACCGTCTTGAGGATGTCGGGATGGACCTGCCGCGCGACCAGGCGCGTCGCGCCAGGCGTCGTCCCCGGCGTGTCGCTGGTTGACTGGGCCGCGCCGGCAGTGAATAGCCCCGCCTCCCGCATGGTGGACCCGTTGGCGTCGCCGGAGTCCAAGGTCGTGACGAACTGGATCTCGCCCGGCGCGCCGGTGACCTTTCCGACGTCTCCGAGCACCTTGCCGATCACGAAGGCCCCCAGGTTCGTGTCGGACCGCTGAGCGGCCGTGTTCGAGCTGCCCATCCGCATCGAGTACACAAGGTTCCTGGCCGGCGCGGGGTCGGTCGTTCGCTGCGCGATCAACTCCACCAGCAGGTCGGCGGTCAGGAACGTGATCTTGTTTCGGATCTCGTACGTTCGGCGGACCTCGCGCGTGCGGGCGTCTCGAATCGTGAGCCCGACGAGTCCCCACATGGGTACGCCGTCGAGACCTTCCTGCTTCGTTCGTTGTGTGCGCAAGGTTCGCTCCAGCATGGGGTCAATGGGGATTAACGATCAAGGCACGTTCGACCATACCGATGTCGCGCGGGGCCGTGAGTGGGTTGACGGTCCCGTCCCAGCCGGCGGCCGACGGGTTGAACGCAGCGGTGACGAGCGCAGGGTCCACGCCGTTGTACAGGACCTGCATGTCGCCCGTCCCCTTCGGGGCGTCGGCGAGGTTGCCGATGTTGAGCTGTCGGTACGTGACGTTGATCGTGTTCGAGGCCCACGCGGTTAGACGCGTCACGGTCCTGTTCGCGTAGTTGACGGAGTAGTCCAGGTTCTCCACGAGCGCGCGGCCCGCAGCGGTTCCTGCCAAATGCACGATAACCAGACGCCCGTGACGGGGAGCGACAGGCGTGCCGCCCAGTGTCACCGGGACGCCTATCGACGGGAACGCGGTGCTGACGGTGAACAGCTCGTACTTGAAGTAGTCACCGAAGGCCCACACCCCCTCACCGTACGTCGGACTGGTGTCCGTGTACACGACCTTGTCAGGGCCGAACACGCGGGACCCGAGCAGGCGATGGAACGCGAGCGTCGACTCGGTGACTTGGATCTCGTCGCTAAAGAAGGTCTCGGGGGTCGTGAACGGGAACGTGTGGGACGGTCTCGCCGTGAGCACCAGCTCGTTGAGGTCCTTCAGGCTCTGCGGGAGCGCGACCCCGATGGCCGAGGCCAGCTCGATGGCGTTAAACTTGATCGAGAACGTATGGTACTTCAGATACCGATCCATCAAGACGAACGCCAGGCGGTGACGGAGCACGGGATGGCCAGGCGGTGGAATGAATCCGTCCTCATCGCCGCCGTAGATCAAGCCAGGATCACCATAGACCGCGCCGTCTGCGGCGCCATAGATGTTCTCGATGTAGAAGGGGCTCGCAGTGCGTCTCGAGACCGCCGGGCGGCCGCCGTCGACGGCTCCAAAAAGCTGCTCGGGGATGACGGCCCCATGCCACCAATTCGGGGACTGGATCCAGTCCACGACCGACACGACGGTGGTAAGCGGCACGAACGACTCGAGCGTGAGGCCCGCGACCAGGTCCTCGCGGAACGGGGTTCCCTTGGGAAAGGTGTAGGTCGTGACCAATCCCGCCGGCGGTCGGGATGTGAGCACGCGGTCGAACTTCGGATCGGACGTGTCCACGGACAGGAACGTCTCCCCGTCGTCGCGGATCACTGGGTACCCGAGCACGACGTTGAGCGCGCTCTCGATGCGCTCCAGCACCGGGCCAAGCACGTACAGCTGGAAGATGCCGGCGAGGAATGCGCGGTAGGCCTCCGAGCTGGGCAGCGAGCGCCCGATCAGCGAGCCGAAGTTGTTGGCCAACGTTCGACGGTCCACCCGGGCATCCGGGGCCCACATCGCAATCTGTAGGACGCGGGCAGTTGCGACGACTCCGATCGAGCCGTTGGTCGCCAGGCGCGGAGATGGTCCGCCGGCCGGACGAACCTCCGTGCGCCAGGAGTAGTCCGCCGAGAACGTTCCGGCGCCGCTGATCATTCCAATCCACGTCGTGATGGTGATGATCAGCCCCTGCTCGTAGTTGACAACGTAGTCGACGCCCTCAACCACGTCGGAGCCATCGGGTGCCTTGGCGAACACGCGCACGGATCCGACGTCGATCCGCGTGTGCGCCAGCTCGGCTGAGGAGGATGCCAGCGTGAACGACTCCGCGATCACATTCGGCGCCTGAGGGACGCGGAGCACCACGTAGTTGATTGACGTCAGCGACCCCCCGGTCGGCAGGGGCGTGTCGGGCGTCACGTAGACGCCCTCTTGGCGGACCAGGATGATTGGGTAGTCGGCCCTTCGCCGCTGGGTTCCGTCGGGGCCAACGTCAAGGATCCGGACCGTGTCGCCCTTCCGCACGCCGGTCGTCCGCCAGTCGGATACGCCAGGGTCGAAGAAGCGGCCGCCGATCTCGACGTCGAGAGCCCGGCGCGCGAACCCGACCAGGGGCGACCCGTCCCCTGCTGGGTCGGTGGGATCAATGCGAAAGCGAACCACGCGGCTCGAGACCTCGAAGTCGAGGTTCGGCTCGAGGGACGCGGTGGGCTCGACGACCCGGTTGTCTAGCGACGCGAAGCTGACCACGGGGTCCGGCAGGTTGAACGTCCAGCGGTTGTCGAGCGCGGAGAACGACACCTCGTCTTCGCGGATCGCGATCAGCTGGTAGTACTCGCGGTCTAGCACGATCGCGTCCTTGAACGACACGCTGAGGACGCTCGACAGCAAGTCCAGGTACGCCTGGCCGAGCTGGATGATCGTGCCCCGATACAGGGCGTCGAGCTGATCGGCGTCGGCGAAGAACCGGGTCCAGAAGTCGGACAGGCCGCGCAACAGCGAATAAGGATAGTCAACGATGGGCATCAGACGTCCTTATGACGAACACCTCATCCACTGCCCGGAATCCCCAAACAGGGAGCGGCTCACCCTCGTATAGATTCAATTCACAAAGCTTGGATGACAGCGAGAAACTCGGGTCGCTCGCCGTCCCTTCGACGAACCCATGCGTGATGCCGACGTTGTCGACGTGCGTCCACGAGGAGGGGCAATGGGCTTCGACACAAAGGCATGTCATGCAGTCAATCATCACAGGGCCTCGACCGTGATGCCGGCGGAGTTAGCGATGTAGCGCAGCGTCTGGTTGGTGACGCCGAGCGTATCTAGGTCGAGCGCGGGTCCCGAGACTTGCCGCTCGGGGACGGCCCTGACGACGTCGGTGGTCTGGTAGGACATCACGTCTCCTGTCGGGGCGCGAAGGTCGTACTCGATGGTGATCGGCTCGATCGGGCCGACGTCGGGGTACGTGTTGCGCACGAGTTGCGTCACGGCGGACACATCGATCGGATTGGCCGTGGTGTCGAACCCGTTGACGAAGTCAACGATGGACTGGGCGATGTTGTCGTTGCTCAGGGTGGCGATGGCCGTGGTCTTCAGCGTGTAGCGGACGTGCATGCGGACGACCACGGGATGGTGTCCCCGCGGGAGCTGGAACGCGGCGGTCACGCGCTCCCGGCGGCCGCGGACGAACGAGTCGATCGCCGCGAAGGACGCCAGGGTCCGGTAGCGAACCCGAAGAAGCAGTCCGTCGAATCGAGCCGGCTGGTCATCGGTGCCCACCACGACGTCCATCCACTGCAGAGCGCTCTGGGCGTACGCGGGTCCGTGCACGATGGTTTGGAACTGGAGCCCGGCGTCCGGAGTGGCGACGTCGGACGGCGCGACGTTCACCTGGTTCGGGAAGTGAACGAAGCCGTCGAGGGTGCTCTTGAACGCCGCCTCGCCGATCGGAGGGTTGGTGATCGCAACGTCAAGCACGTCCATCACAGGGCCACCGGGCAAGACGATTCGGCCTTGCCGATTTATCCGACGGGACGTCACCCCGGTGACGAGCGGGGCGCCGCCCACGTCAGCACGGATATCGTTATAGGACGGGCCGATGCGTCCGATGACGTACGACACAGTCGTCGGGGGATTGGCCTCGTCGGTGGCCAGGGGAAACGGCGAACGCTCGCTAACGATCAGCGTGTTCGCGTCGTAGACCTCGATGATGAGAAACTCGCTTGGTGTCGTCGGGATCCCGGCCGTGACGCGAACGATGTCGCCGGGCTGCACGGCCGGCGAGTCGGTGAAATCCGCCGAGGCGTCGCGGAACATGCAGGCCACGCCGTCAGGGCGCGCGAACAGATCCCCGATGGTGCCCACGAACTCGGTCTCCGTCAGCGCGGTGCGCAGGTACACGTCGGTCATTCCCCCGACGTGCAACCGGAGGTGTGGCGCGATCCCCGGGATGAGGTCGCGCTGCATCTCGGGGTCCCCGAACCCGACCACGATCAGGCTGTCAATCCCGTCGAAGTTGTCGTTCAGGGTCGCGTCGATGGATCGGTCGTTGATGAGGTTGCGGACCGACACCGCGGTGGGCGCGCGCTCCAGGATCTCGTCGACGGTCTCCTGGCCGCTGCCGCCCGAGAACTTCGCCGTGCTCTCGATCCGCGTGACGTAGGGGCTGAACCGATCGAAGTCCGAGAACAACGACGGGTCGACGTTGTACGCCGCGCCCGTCTGCGTGGCGACCAGCGGGATGCGGAACTCGTAATCGAGCACGGCATTGTCGGCGTCGATGATCGGCACCAGCTGGGCCGCCGGCACGAGGAGCACGTCGGCACTGTCGACCACGAACACCAAGCCTTGGCTGTAGGTGAATCGGGTCGTGGTGGGAACGAAGATATCGACCTGTCGCGACGCGTGCCCGACGACGAAACCCCGGGACTTCCGCCCAGCCTTGGGTGTGACGAAGAAGTTGGACAGGATTGCGGTCACCGCGTCGGTCACCGCGTCGACGTCAGAACCGATCGCGTTCTTGACCGTGACCAGCGACCGGAGCTGGAGCCCGAGCGAGGCGTCCTTGCGCATGAAGGCCACAACCGCGGCAAGGGCCTTGACCGTGAGATCCCGGAGCGCGGTCCCCTGTGTAAAATCACCCTCGGGCACTTGGTCAGTCAGAAACTGTTCGAGAAAATTGGCCGCGAGCGTGACGTCGGCTGATCCAACTACGACCTGGGTCATGGGGACACCACCGATAGCGAGGGTAGGACGAGGGGCATCGTCTCGTTTGCCGTGTTGCGAATCAAGATCTGCGCGGCGAACCCCGGTGCCTCTTCGATCAAAATGAACCGGGTGACCTCAGCGGTGGCCAGCCGCTCGTCGTCGGGAACGCTGCCGCGTCCGGCCTGGAACGCGTGGATAGCGTCGGTCGTGGCGGTCACGGAGGCCTGAAGGACCTCCTGAGCGTCGGTGAGTGCGACGTTGGACCCGATCAGGCCTGGCAGCACGGTGCCGAAGGACAAGTCGACCGAGTCGGTGCCGATCGGGGTCAGGAGGTACCGCGCAAACATGTTCACCAGTTTATTGATGCCCCGAACGCCGAGGGATCTTTTTTGGCCGAACGAGTAGAACGCCATGCCCTGGTAGGCCGTGGCTGGTACGATCTGGATGTTGACGTCGAATCTATTCGCCACGGCGAGCTATAATTCTGCTCAAAGCAATACTGCCAAAGCCAATTATAAATATAAGGATGGGCCAAATTAGCTTCATAAGGGGCTCCCGTCGCTCCACGTCCCGGTGTCGAAGTTGAACGTCATCGGCGAGGTCACCACGGCCCCGCCGCCCTGGAAGGCGGCCACGGTTGCGTACAGCCCGCCTTGGTACGCGCCCAGCCGCGTCTCCATCATGTCGTCGTGACGCGCCTGGTTGCGCTTGATATCCGCCACGCCCTGGTTCTGCATCGCGGTGGCGCGGTCCGACGCCTGCGTCTGCGCCGTCGCGGCCCCTGTGGCGATCTGCGACCCCGCGGGCGCCAGCCCGATGGTCGGCGACGGTGGCGCGACTTGCCCGGGCGTCGCCGCGATGGTCGCGTCCGCGTGCCCCGGCCAGTAGTTGGGGACGAGCGCGGTGGGCCTGACCAGCGCCGAGGTCCCCGCGGCGACCAGCGCGACCTGGAAGTGAAGGTGCGGTCCGATGCCCCTCACGCCGGTGCTTCCAATCGTGCCGATCTGCTGGCCCTCGCTGACGCGCTGCCCCTCACGAACCGTGACGCTCGACAGGTGGTAGTACTCAGTGCGGTAGCCCTCGAAGTCGCCGTTGTGCTTGACGTGCACGGCGATCCCTCCGAACCCGACCTGGTCGATCAGAGCGATTACGCTATCCGTCTTATCGAGCACGTTGTTGCTCGCGTCGGCGTGCGCGCCATCGACGCCCACCGCGCCCTTGCGCGACTGGAACCCAGCGAACGACACGATGCCGTCGCCGCACGAGAGCACCGCCTCGCCGGCGGGTGCCATGAAGTCGAGGCCCTGGTGTCGCGAATTCGTGCTGACGTGAGGATCGTACGAGAACGATCGAGGGTCGCCCCAGCCGCCGGACAGCCTGCGTTCGCGTCCCGGTCCCTGCGCGAACTTGCCGGTCTTGGCCAGCGGCGAGCCCAGCAGGCGACGCAGGGGAACGGGCGTGGTGTCGAAGAATCGCCGACCCGTGGTGGGATCGTACTCGAGTGCGGGAACCGTCTGATTAAGGTCGGTCCCCTTCCGGGCGGCCAGAGTCGCGGCGGCGCGCTGCAAGCGAAGCGCGACGTCGTCCTGTGGGCGCTCTGCAGGTGCGACGGCGCTGCGGTCGGTCGGTGACGCGGTCATCGGCGCGCTCCGATCCGACGGTACGACGACCACCAGCCGGTTAGCGGAACGATCCAGCGGAGCAGCGAGAACGACACGTTGGGGTCACCGACGGCGATCTCACGGTCCCACCAGCGATGTTTCGCGCCCGGCGGACATACACCTGTGAACGACACCTCGAGGCGCACGCAGAACCACTGCAGCACGACGAAGTTGAGCAGGCCAAGCAGGCTCATCGCTTTCCCTTCTGCACGTTCGAGACGTGCTCGATCAACTTCGCCTTCTGGTACGAGTAAATCCCTTGAGTCAAGCCGAGCTTTTTTTGAATCCCTTGATTGGATAGTATTTCCGATCCTGCGTACCCCGTCAGATGCTCGAAGATTGCCTTCTGGACCGGCGGCAGGCCGTGGTGCACGAAGTCCAACGTGTGGTCCTGTCGCTCGTCCTCGTGCAGCCCGGAGGCGCCGGAGTCGTCGTGACCGCCGGACTCGAGCAGCTCGCGCCGGCTGATCGATCGCCGGAACTCCTCGACGCGGGGGATCGACCATCCCAGCTCGTCCGCCATCTCGTCGGTGGTCGGCGAGCGACCAAGCTCGTCCCCCAGGCGCGCGCTTGCCTTGTGGTAGGCGTGGAACCACAGCATCTTGTTTTCGGGCAGCCGGGCGACGTTCTGATTCGCGTACACGAGCCGGCTCATCCGCTGAAGCTGGTTAACGAGATGGGTGCCGAGGGCCGCGCCCTTTCCGGGGTCGTAGCCGTGGAACGCCTGCATCGCCAGGCGCTTGCCTTCGGTCTCGAGCAGCGGGCGAGCCATCGTCTGGTCCCACTTTGACGCCTCGCGCGCGATCAGGGGCGAGACTTGGGCAAGCAGCGCCGAGGCCGCGGCGTCCGAGGGATTCTTCTTCCACGCGCGCCACAGCACGATGTCGCGCTCGGCCTTCGTCTCGTTGGCGGCTTTGGCCAGCCTAGCGATCCTGTCGAGCGTCATGTGCGAGGCGCCTTTACCGAGCGAACGTTGGCGCGGTAGGCCAGGAGGGCCTGATCCCAGTCCGCGCGGACCTGTGGGAAGCTCGCGTTGGTCAGGCCGGGAACGGTGGCCGCTATCGACGGGACCTGCGCTGACTGGCCGGTGACCGCGTCCGTTGCTCCGAGCCGCGCCGCGACCTGCGGATCCGTCGCTGCCTGCGCCGGCGTCAGGCCGTCGGCGCCGCCGGGCGCGCGAAGCGAGGCTTGCTCCTCGCTCGTCGGCGCGGTCGTCCGACGAATCCTCGAGTAGTAGGTCGCGCCGAGACTACCCGCGGCGCCGGCCGCGGAAACCAAGCCCTCACCCGCGGCGTCGTGGAACACGACGTACTCGTCGAGTGTGCATATCGGTCGCCACGCGTACCGCATCGCGTCGTCGTATCCGCTGAACAGGGGCGCTGCGGAGGCCAGCGGGACCAGCTCGCGATTGCCGACCAGGTTGTGCGTGACCTGCGCGGTGCGCGTGACGTCCTGGGTGGACTGAATCACGGAGAGCGCCTTCTGGATCCTGGCGTCGATGGCTACCAGGTCGGCGCGCAGCTGCGAGACCATGGTCGCGCCGTCGGACACCAGCCTGCCCAGCGCGGCCAGCTGCGTCGCTGCGGTGTTGGACGCGGTCGCGTTCAGGGCGGCGGCCTGCGCGGACGCCGTGGAGAGCCCGGCGCTGACGCTCGCCAGCTGCGCGGTCTTGTCCGCTCGATCGCTGGTCAGCTGCGCAAGCTGGACCTGCGCCGTCGCGAGGTCGTCCTGATCAGCCTCTTCGGGACCATCCACGAATATTGTGACCGGAGAGCCGCCGGCGACGTCGGGCGCGTATCCGATGATCTTGCGGAAGTCGAATGCCGCGTCCTTATTGAACAAGGGCTGCCCGCCGTAGAACAGCCGCTGGTAGTAGGTCTCCGCCTGGGAGAATGACTGGATGACCTTGCGCACGTCCCGGATGGGCTCGGCCGGCGCCGAGCCCGCCGACGCCTCGCCGTCGGCGAACTGCCGGGCCATGAGGTCGAACATCTCCTGCAGCTGGCGCCCGTATAGGAACGATATCGTCGTCGACTTTCGCGCTGAGGTCGCGCTGAGGTCGATGACGTCCTGCACGGTCGTCACGTAGCACGCGATGTCGACGCGGGACGATCGGTGGTCGAAGATAACAGCGGGGAAGCCGGCGACGACGTACGGGTTCCACGCGATCTGCGCTGAGCCCGACCGCTTGGCGTACCGCTCGCGAAAGAATTCGTATTTGGCGTAGAGCTGATAAACCGTCTCCGCGCTCTCGAGCGACGCGGTTACGGATTCGCTGACCTGCGGCGCCGCAGCGGGAACCTGAGGCGCCACGAGCGTGGACACAACGTCCGTCGATGTTCTCGGCGCCGTCGTCGCGACGGGAGCCCTCGTCGGGCGGGGATCGCTCTTGGTGATCATCGCTCCGGAGGCGCCCGCGACCACGCCGCCCACAGCCGTGGCCCCGTTCACGACGTTGGCCACGCCGGCCGACAGGGTCGGCACCGCGGCTTTGTACATCTCCTCCCACGAGATCGGGGCCCGGCCAAGCACGGCCTTCGCGGCCTGAACCGTCTGCTTCGCGAACCCGACGCCGTTGTGGCCGAGCTTGGTGAGTCGCCACATGTCTGCCTCGGTCCAGGACAGGCCTTGCTCGATCGCTATCCGGTTCGCGAACCGACGGTAGAACTGCACGAGCTTAACACCGGACTGCAGCGAGAAGTCCTCATCTGTCGACAGGCGCGCGTTTGTGTCGTCGGGGCCCGTGCCCGTCGCGTCGAGCCCCAGCCCAATCATCCCCGCCTCGGACTCCCTGAGCGTCGTCGCCGTGCCGCCCGAGACGTGCGGACCCATGATCTGGAAGAAGCCGCGCTCGTTGAGGCGGGTCACGGTGCGGATGCTCCCGTCGGATTCCTGGGATATCCAGGCGAGCAGGAAGTCGGTGGGGATCCCGGTCACGACGCTCAGCCGCGCGACCTTGGGACGAAGATTCTCGACCGCGCGACCGAACACGCGGGTGCCGTCGGGTGCCTGCGTGCCGACGCGACCCGCGGTGACCATCGTGCCCGCGGGAACGGAGACCGCGGCCGGCGCTGGAACCTGCGGCGTGCGCGCGGGCGCCGGCGGCGTCTCCACCGCGCCGTCCGCCGTTCGACCCGTGGGCGGCGTGCTCATCAGCTCGCTCTGCTTGAGAAAGAACAGCCACGGTGGGACGTCCCTGCGGTCGAGCACGGGGCCCTTGAAGAATTCCTCGGGCCACAGCAGCAGGTTCTTTCCGTTGAGCTTGCCGCCCCCGCGCGCTCGCGCGTGCATTGCCGCATCGGCCTCCGGCGGGTAGGCGATCGTCAGCGCGTTGTGCACGGTCTCCCTGTACCCGCCACGCGGGATGCGGAGCAGGTTGAGCAGCGTCTCGTCGTTGAAGTAGAGCCTTGTCGGTTGGGTCGCGTAGTTCTCGTCGTACGCGAGCGCGACCAGCTGCGACGGGAAGATCACGTTGCAGCTCGGTGCGATGCCGAACAGGGTCTGCGGCTTGGGGAAGTAACTCGGTATCCTGCGCGGCGTGGCCTTCCGGCTCTCGCCGGCCAGGGCCGCGACGAACGCGCCGTTCGGGATCCGCGCGGGGTCGAACGCGAGGACGTGATCGGAGAAGTTGGTCTGCTGCACCAGGCCGCTCGCAAGAGACGTCGCGACCAGCGGCATCGACGGGACCATCGCGATCTCGAACAGCATGGTCTGAAAGACCAGCTGGAGCATGTCCCATATGGACCCGGAGTTCTGCACGTTAGGAATGAGGTTCCTGGCGATGGTGTCGACGGCCGAGACGTTTTGTAGGGCGCGAAGGACCGGGAAGATGTTGGGGTTGTCGACTATCTCATCGAAGAACGGCGAAGCAACAAATCGGTTGTGGAAGTTGGTGAGACGCGACCACCGGGAGAAGAAGTTCGCCGCCGGGATCGTCTGCTGCTCGTGCGGGACCTGAGCCCCGATCATGTTGCGGATCACGTTGTACAGGAAGTCGAACGGGCGGACGATGGACGAGGCGTCCTGCGCGAGCCCGCCTCCCGAGATCAAGCCCTGCTTGAACAGCGAGAACGGAAACACGATTTGGCTGGTTGGGACGCCGATGCCGGTCGCGTCCGCGCCGGGCAGCGTGCTGTGTCCGAGCAGATCGTCGAACGTCGTCAGGAACTGGACGAACAGCTGCGTGAAGATCGCGATCTGAGCGACCGCGGTCAGGGTGATGACGCGACCGGAGGACAGGCTCTGATATCCCCATCCGGTGATCTCACCGTCGAACCACAGGCGGAACTGGGGGACGACGCTCGGGTCGACGGCGGTGTCGTCGAGGTAGAACACTTCGAGCTGCACGCGGTCTTCGGCGCCGAGTCGCGTGAGCACGGGGTCGGGCACCATCGAGACCTGGACCTCGGGCACCTGCCAGACACCGTACCTCCGCGAGACGCGGACCACGGGCACTTCGATCCCGTTGATATATACGAGCGCGGCGGCGCCGTGCGGGAGGCTGGACGAGAACTCGCTCATGACAATGCCGCCGCGAGGGAGAGCACGGCCGCCGTGGCGCACACCCGGTATCGCGGGTAGTCACCGGCGAGGTGCCGTCGAAGGAGGCCCACGTAGGGATCGGGCGCACCCAGGCCCGAGAGATCGTCGAGAGCCGGTTCGATGAGGAACCTGTTCGCACGGAGGTCGTTGTCGACGTCGAGAAACCGGCGCCGAGACGTGATCACGGTACCTCGGACGCTCGGCGACGGCGCGATCACCTTTGTCAGAATCACGCCGATCTCCGTCTCGAGAGCCATCTGCGCGGCGACCAGCACGCCATCGGAGACGTTGCGACTGTCCACCACGGAGAATAGGAACCGGGTCCGCAGCTGCTCGATGCCGTATGGGCCGAGCACCCGCGCCAGGGCGACCTCGAGGGCGATCACAGCGCACCTGCGAACGCGGGCGGAGGGCTGACCGGCGTGCCGTCTATCGCGCCCCGCACGTTGCTGGTTCGCGAGCCGAGGACGGAGTCAACCGCGCGGGACATGAGCTGCGCGAGCGCGGTTTGCGTGCGATCGACCGCGCCGGGCTCCTCCTGGCCGGCCGTGCTCACGGATGCGAGGTCAGGTGGCAGCACCATCGAGGACCTGACGCGCACGTCCGACGGACGGCCCACGGGCCCGAGGTTCGAGACGGCGCTGTCGGCGGCGAGGGCGACGTAGTCGGCCGCCGAGGTCCGCTGGAACAGCGGGTTCTGCACGATCACGTAGCTCTTGACGAGGAAGCTGAACGCGAACGGCACCGCAAGCTCGTTGTCGGCGTTGAGCGTCTGCTGCTTCGCGGTGAGTGCGCCCTCAACGATCACCGAGTCGTAGCGGAGCCGGGCCAGGGCGCCGCGCCGCGCGAGCTGGGTGCCGCGCAGGATCTGCGAGTACGCGATGGCGAACCCGACGCGCTGATCGTCCTGCAGTGAGTTGAGCAGGTACCCGGAGTACTGGAACGTCGGCGGAGCCTCGCCGAAGAAGAACGCGACGTAGCCGTCGCCGACGGTCTTCTCGACCTGGACGACCTCCTGCCGGGGCTCGATCGCCTGCGTCAGGATGAAGTCCACATACCCCGAGGAGCCGTGGTTGTTGTTTCCCAGGAGAACTTGGGCCAGCGCCTTGGCCTCCTGTGGAAGGCTCGCCAGGTAGGCGGTCTGCGTCGTGGGATCCGCGTCCGCCAGGCTGATGAACATCCGCGCCATGGTGTCGCGGAACTCGGCGTCGCGCGGACCCCTGTTGCGGGCGTACTTCGGTGTGGACAGCGGGTTGTCCGCGAAGATGCCCTGCTGGCGTCGGATCGCCGGATCCGCGGCCGCGTTGTTCTGGCTGACGTAGCTTCCGTAGGGTCCCGCCATCAACGACCTCCCGCGCCCGGAATCATCGACTGGAACCACGGGCTGCTCTTGCTCAGGTTGTCGGCCTGGCCGGCGCCCTTGAAGTCCTTGACCGCGTCCGCGAACGTCTTGACCGAGTCTGCGAACAGCTTGCCGGTCTCGGCCTGCAGGCCCGCGGTGTCGTCGCCGGGGGACGTTGCGGCGATCATCTCGTCGACCTTGGCGACCTGCTTGTCGATGGCCGACACGCGACTGCCGGCGCGGTGCTCGCGCTGCGAGGGCGCGGACCTGTCGAGCAGCGCCTCGTACGCCTTCTTGTCCCCGCCCGCAGCGGCCCGGAGGAGCTTCGCCGTCTCCGGGTCATCCTCCTCGAGGCGGTCGAGGTCGGAGCCGCTCAGGGCACGAATCGCCTCGAGCGGATCGGCCATCCCCGCGACGTCTTTGTTCGAGCTGATGGAGCCCAGCCTGTCCATCAGCGCGTCCGTGGCCGCCCCGCGCTTCTTCATGCCGATCGCCTCGTACACGGCGCCGACACGCTTGGTCACGTTGCCGCCTTGGCCCTCCGCGGCGACCCGCACCAGCGCGGTCTTCAGATCCCCCGACGCGCCCTTGAGAATCGTGTCCTGCGCGGTCGAGGTCAGCTCGTCCACGCGCTTGTCGCCGAGCTGGGTGCGCAGGGCGGTGAGCGCCTGGTCGCCCTTCTTTCGCTGCGCGGGGTCCCCCGACGCCTGCGCCGCCAGCGCCGCGGCGACGGCCACCTCCTCCTGCGAGTGGTGCGCGACGACCGAGCCCAGCTCCGTCAGGGTCTTGTCGCTTGCGGCGTATCCTCCGCCGCGGAATCCGTGCTCGTTGAAGCTGGCGTACTGCTCGTTGAGCCCCGCCGCGGACAGCCGATTCCTCACCGCGTCCCGTAGGCCCTCACGAGTCCTCGTCATGTTGACCGCACCGAGCTTGGTGCCGATCTCGACCGACTTGCCGAGCACCTCCTTCTGCTTCGCGGTCCCGGACGACATCACGGCCTTGACCATGTCGGCGGCGATGCCCGGGTTGGAGTCAAACATCTTCGCGGCCTCCTGGGCGTTCATCCCGCGGTCCGCGGCGCCCTTGATGAACGCGTTCTTGAGATCGCTCTGTGAGAGCGCCGCGCCGGTCTCGGGACCTGCCACGCTCGCGGCCAGGCCGTCGATCCGCGTAACGAGCGCACTGGTCGCGGACTGCAGCACCGCGCCCGCGCTGACGCCGCCTGAGTGAGCGCCCATCCGCGCGATGAGCGCCTTGCGCTTGCCCAGGTCGAAGCTGTCGGAGGCCAGGACCGCGGAGCCCGCGGCCGCCACGTCCTGCACGCGCGCGAACGCGTCGTCGACGTTGCCGAACGACTTGAACGGGTGGATGCCGAACGGCGTCGCGAACATGCCCCTCGATTCGCTGGCCAGGGCGGCGACGCGATTCGCCCCGCTGGTTCCGGTGAGCCCCAGGGCCCCGCCCATCCGATTCATCTGGCGCGACCAGGAGGCGCCCAGCGGACCCTGATCCCGTCCGAGGGGGTCGTCACCCAGGCCGGACGCGTAGGCCGCGCTGAACCCACGCCCGCCGGCCGCGTGCATCATCCGCCGATCCGCGTCGTCGCCGATGACCGCCACGCCCGAGAGCCGCGAGATGTGCTCGCCGTAGCCCGCGGCCTCCTCGCCCTCGCGAACCCTGCGGAACCCGTCGGCGAGGCGCTGGAACGGCGAGGCGATCCTGTCGGAGGCGCGAAGCATGCCCATCCGCCCCAGGCGGTCCACGCGGTCCCCGAAGTCCTGGGTCGCGAACTGCCCAAAGCGGCTGCGCTGCTCATCGATCGCGGTCCGTCGTTGCGCTCTCAGCTGCTGCTTCTGACCCTCCCAGTACTTCCGGTCGGTGAACTGCAGCTCGAGGGACCGCGCGGTTTGCTCGGCCTGCTCCTCGCTCATCCCGGCGCCAACGGCGGTCGACTGCACGGTGGCGAACAGCGCGGAGCCGAGGTTCATGCCCGGCACCTGCCGCTGGAGGCCCTGCGCCTGGCGCACCACGTTCATCCCCATCTCGAGGGGCGAGAGCTTCTGCGCGACCTGATCCTTGAACTCCTGGCGCCGCGTCCGCCACTCGAAGATGCCCTCCGCTCCCATTTTGTGGATGCGCTCGGCCGCCTCGCGCGCGACGTCGCCCACCGACATGCTCTGCGCCTTGCGGTAGGCGTCCATGTCGACCTCGAGGCCCTTGCTACCTTTGCGAAGGGATGCGGCGAGGTACACGTCGCTCTGCATCGAGGAAATCTGGGCGAGCGCGTTGATCTGGCCGAGCCCCGACCGACCGCCCGCGCGAGCGAGTTGGAGATCGTTGAGCGAGCCGGACGACGCAGCGATGTTCGCGAGCGCGCCGCCCGACATGCCCGCGGCGTAGCCGGTGGACCCCGCGAGGCCGACCTGCTGGGCCATCATGGCGCCCGGCAGACCGAAGGACTCGTGCATCGCCGCCTGCGACACGCCGGCCATGCGAGCAAACGCGGCGCGGTTGGCAACCGCCGCCGACTGAGACCCCAGGCCCTGGAAGCCGAGGTCTCGCATCTGGCCCAGGGACGCGAGGGCCGATCGCACGTCGGGGTCCCCGGTCACCTGCATCAGCAGCTTGACGGTCTTGCTGACGTCCTTTACGCGGCGAACGATCTCCTCGGGCGACTGGGCGCCAGTCAACAGGCCGTGCTGCGCCGCGCCACCCATGATCCGCATGGCGTCCTGGGTGTTGAACCCGGTCCGCTCGAAGTCCAGGTCGTGCGCCATGTGCCGGACGCCGCGGGCCGTGCGGAGCGCCGAGTCGGTGCTCATGCCCTGGCCCGTCGGGCCGAGGCTGGACCCGGTGACCATGAACGGAGCGGTCGTGTTCTGGATCATCCTCGCGCGGGCCGCGTCCTGCACCGTCGTGCCCACCATGACGTTGCTCGCGGCGTGCCCGAGCTTCCCGCCCAGCCACGAGCCCGCGACCGCACCGACGGGCCCGAGCAGTGAGCCCAGCGCGCCGCCCGCCACGGACCCCGCCAGCCCGAGTCCGAACTCTGTCGCGCCGGCGAGCGTGCCCATCGCCTGCGATTCGTGGCCCTGCATGACCTGCAGCGATCGCATCCCCGGGGTCGAGAAGTGCGGTGACGACAGGGCGGGGGCCAGCGGGTTGAAGATGGACGGCAGGCGCATCGGGCCGCCGAACGGCATCCCGCCCATCGCCGGCGGCGGGCGGAACATGCCGTAAGCGGGTGACGTCATCGTCGCCGGGCTCGGGAGGCCGTAGCCCGAGCCCCCGCCGCCGAGGGCATTGGCGACGAACGGGTTGAACTGTCCGAGCCCGCCGCTCGAGGGTGTCGGCGCGGACGGTGGCGGCTGGTAGCGCGTCTGCTGCGCCGCCTGCAGCGTCTGCTGCGTCATGTCGTTATGGCGCTGCATGGCCGCGATGGCGGCCTCGGACGGGTGCGGCGGAGGCGGCGGCATCGGGGCTGAGCCGACGGGCTGGCCCACTCCGACCGTCGGTGATCCGGACGCGACCGGGAGCAAGCCCAGCGCCGACTGCATGCTGTTGAACCCCGCCAGCATCTGGCGAAGGGTCTCGTTACTGGTCCCGTCGGCCACGTTCAGATCTTAGGCTATGCTGTATCGGCTTGGAATTGCTATCAAATTCTCGGCCCTTCACGCGATCGAAATCCTGACCGAGCAACTCCATGCGGTCGAGACGCCTGAGCGTGTTCTCGTCCTCCACGCGCCGGCGCCGGATTTGAGCCTGCGCGTCGCGCAGACGCTGGGCCTTCCGCGCGAGCGCGACGGGATCGTAGGATTCCTGGAATACCTCCGACGCGTACTCGGATACGACGTCTCCGAGGAGTTTGTCCGCGTCCCGGCCCACGACCCGCGCTACGATGGCCGCGATCGCGCGCACGTGCGCCACGCGCTCGGAGCGCTCCCGGAACACCATCTCGCGCATGACGCGATCCTCGACCGAGCCGATCGGGGGAAGCATCTGCCCGCGCGCGAAGGCGACCGCCCGCGCGTTGGCCCCCGGGTGACCTAGAAATTTTCGACGACGCCCTCCGCCGTCACGACCCGGATTTTTTCGTCAAACTTGAGGAACGCGCGGAGAAGGAGCGCGTAAGCGGGCTCGGCCATCACCGCGTCGACGTAGTTGAAGCGGGCCTCGAACGCCCTCTCCACATCCTCAGTCTTGGCACCAGGCGCGGGGTGCTCGAACTTGATGCGGCCGAACGACTCGAGAGACGCGGCGAGTAGTAGCTTGTTCATCAGGTCGTAGTAGTGGGCGTCGAACGAGGGGCGCGCGGTTTCGATCCGATCCATCGCGCGCGTGCGGTCCCTCGACGATCTCGTCCGGAGCCTCGCGATCGTCGACTTCGTGATCTGGACCGTCTCGGACCAGAACCCTTTCTCCATGACGGAGTCGACGACTTTCGCCGCCTCCTCGCGCGAGATCTTCGCCTCGCGGAGCGTGTCCTCATAGGTGCGCATCGGCGCAAGCTCGGCCTCGACCGCGGAGGCCTCCGCGCTGAGCGCGGCTTCGTCGGGACTGCTCGGGATCCTCGTGCTCGGGGGCGTGGCGACCCGCGTCGGGGGCCTCGGCGGCGCGGAAGATGGCTGAGGAGTCACGGGCTTGGAGAAGTCGCCAATCTTCAGGTCATCCATCGTGAATCCTCGCTCCCCTTTGGTAGAAGCATCGGTGAGCCGGATCCTATCACGACGCCCAGCTTGTTTACCGAATAAACATGATCTAGAAAGGAGCCAGCGATGCGCGACGCCATAGCCCTGCTGTCGGATCCGTCGCAGGGGCTCGTGCGGGAGATCCGCCCCCCGCAGATCCACATGGCCAACAACGTCACCCGCGCCCTCCAGGAGGGCCTCGCCTATTTCGTCGAGGCTGGCGTGGCCACGGGAAAGACCTTCGCGTACATGCTGCCGGCGCTGCTCGAGCCTCGCCGTCGCATCGTCATCGCCACGGCAAAGAAGCAGTTGCAGGACCAGATCGTCACCAAGGACATCCCGGCGCTCGCCCAGGCGATCGGCCAGGACCTTCAGACGGTGCTCATCGACGCCGAGGGGCGCCCGCAAATCGTGTCGACCTCGCGCAAGGGCAACGGCAACTACGCGTGCCGCGTGCTCGCGCAGGAGCGCAACCCTGGCCCGGGCTACATGCGGTTCCTGGCCGACAGCCGACACGGTGATCGAGCCGATTACGACGGCGCGACGCCGACGTGGTGGCCGGAGGCCTCCGCGGAGGATTGCGTCGGGCGCAGGTGCCCCCAGGCGGGGGACTGCGGCTACATGCGGATGAAGAAGGAGATGGCCCAGTCGAAGATCGTGGTGATCAACCACCACGTGCTCGGCGTGGAGATGCGATTCGGCCAAGGCCGGCTCGTGGGCGGACCCTACGACGTGCTGATCGTTGACGAGGCGCACAAGCTCGCCGACGGCGTGCGCGGGGCCTTCACCACGCGAATGTCCCGCAAGGTGGTCGAGCAGATCAGCGAGCAGCTGAACGGAACGTTCAGTACGTTCCCGCGTAACGCGGCGCTCGTCCGCGTCTGGGGCGAGCTGTTCGACCGGGTCCCCAACACGCACTGGCGCGAGCCGCACCTCCGCGAGGTCCCCGTGTTCGGCGACGACGAGGAGGCCACCAACGCGGTGTTCGTTGCGCTCGACGAGGCGCGGACCGAGGTCGACGGGACTCTCGAGCGGTTCGGCCTCGGGGAGGACCAGGACGAGGCCGAGATCGACGACTACAGCCCTGACCTGCAGAAGGACCTGTCGGTGATGATCCGCTCGCGTCGCAAGCTCGACGACCTGACGCGGGGGCTCCAGCTCGCGCAGGGCCGGGTGCCGAGGAGGAAGACCGAGGAGGATGCGGAGTACGAGCAACGCAAGGCGAAGATCCTGAGGTCTACGGCGATCTACGGCAGCAACGAGGAGCGCTTCGGCTTCCAGCTGTACTGCTCGCCGGTCAGCCTCGCGGGCATCATGGGCTCGTTCTTCAGCGGCGTGAAGACCAAGATCCTGACCAGCGCGACCCTGGCGATCAACGGGTCGTTCGAGCACCTCGAGGAGATGACGGGCATCAAGCCGGACATCGTAGACGTGCTCGCCAGCCCGTTCGACTACGACGCGCAGGGATTCGTGTACGTGCCCAAGGATGCGGCGCAGGTGAACCGCGCGGCGCGCAACGCCACCGACGACGAGAATCGACCCTACCTCGACGCGCTCAAACTTCGCGTTGAGCGCGCCGTCCGCCTGGTCGAGCTGTCCGACGGCGGCGCGTTCGTGCTGACCACGGCCAACGAGGAGCTGGACGCGTTCGCGCGCGCACTGAAGGCCCGCTTCCCCGGGCGAACGTTCGCGCAGGGCCATCGGAACAACGAGTGGGACGGGGACCCGCCGGCGGCGTTGGACAAGTTCCGGAGCGTGGATAATTCGATCCTCGTGGGAAGCAAGTCGTTCTGGGAGGGCGTCGACGTCGTCGGCGGCGCGCTGCGTCTGGTCATCATCGCGAAGTTGCCGTTCCCGCAGCTCAACGATCCAATCGTCAAGGCGCGAGAGAAGCTGTCGACGAACCCGTTCGTCGAAGTACAGATGACGGACATGCTGATCGACCTCCGGCAGGGCAGCGGCCGGCTGATTAGGTCGAAGGGCGACAGGGGCTGCCTGGCCATCCTCGACAACAGGATCTGGACCAAGCGGTACGGCGGCATGGTGCTCCAAGCTCTCCCCTGGTCTCGAGGGCTCGTGACTACCGACATCGAGATGTGCGAGCGGTATCTCCCTCTCTTCGCGAAGCACTTCGCACGCAAGGCGGTCTGACATGAGCGCGAACCCGTACGAGACTTTCATCAAGCAGCTGAAGGCCGTTCGGGAGGCGCGCGGGCTCTCGCAGGAGCAGCTCGCTAAGAGAATTCGATTGTCCCGACCGCAGTACGCCGCGATCGAGCACGGCAGGTCGACCGCAAGCTTTCGGCACGTGCACAACCTGGCGATCGCCCTCGACGTTCACTGGGTGATCGGCCACCCGGGATGCCCGCGCGCGGATCGCGTGGTTCGAGAAGACACGTGACGTCGCGCAGGCAGGGCCGGCCGCGGGGGCTGCGCGTGCGCACCTGCTCCTGCGGGCGCCGCGTCGCGGCCAAGCGCGGCCAGAAGACGGCAACGTGCCCGTGCGGAAAAACCGTCAAGCTAACCAGCAGACGAAGCCCTCCGAGGAAGGTGTTCAATGGGTACCTCGACAAGTAGCTTACACATTGAGCAAGACGGCATAGTTCACGAAGCGGCGCCCTGGGGAACCGTATGTAGTGCCTATAAGGTAGGCGTGGAAACAGACGCTGAAATAAATTGCATGACATGTCTTGTCGGTATTAGTCCCCTCAAGGCCGAGAATCTCGCATTCAAGCACGGAATGGATGCAGCAATAATGCAACACCTTGGGCTTCGCAAGTGAGTGAACCCCGCTATGTAATTGGCGTCGACGAAGTCGGGTGCGGCGCGATCGCGGGCCCTCTCGTGGTCGCCGCGGTCGCGTTCCGCGCGGACGCGCCCCGCGTGACAACGGCGTGGCGCGGCGTGCGCGGCGTCAAGACGCTGGCGGCCGACGACTCGAAAAAGATCAAGGTACCCGAGCAGCGCGGGGCGCTCGACCTCGCGATCCGGGCTGCCGCGGTGGCGCACGCGATCATCGAGCGTTCCGCGGCGGAGATCGACGCCAGGCTTCTGCGGGAGGTGTTTCCCGAGGCTCTGCGACTCGCCATCCAGCGCTGCGTCGAGCAATTGGTAATGACGGTCAACCCCGGAAAGTTCCATATCGAGAAGGACGCGATTCTCGTTCTGGTTGACGGGGACCTCGCGAGGCCAGACGTCCCCTGCCCCGTTCGCATGGTTCCCGGCGGCGACGCGCTCGACTGGCGCATCGGCGCGGCGTCGATCGTGGCCAAGGCGTGCCATGACCGCCATGTCACGCGAATCGCGGGCGAGTATCCGGGGTGGGGATTCGACAAGAATCGCGGGTATCCCACGCCGAAGCACCTCGACCAGCTGCAACGCGACGGCCTGCTCGACCAGGTTCATCGCAGGACGTTCGGGCCGGTTCGAGCCTCGCGTGGTCCCATCCCTGGCATGGAGGAGTAGCGTGACCCTCGACATCCTCAAGCAACGCGTCCCCGCCACCACCTGTGCGCGATGCAGGAAGCTGCTTTCTCCGGGGGACCGCGTGCAGATGGCGATGATCGTGCAGGGCATCGGACGCAACCCGAGCACCAAGAGCATCGACGCCCTGATCGGCGATGAGTTCGAGCTGGCCCACATCGATTGCATAAACACCTCGTTGTCCGGTATGCTAATCAGGACGTGAAGGATCCGTGGCGCATCGTGGATCCACTGCGGGCGGTTCCCGTCGAGCCCCCGAAGGGTCGAATCGACTTGTCGGACAAGGACATGGACGCGGACCTGCGTCCGTCGCGGGCCTGCATCCTGCGGTTCCGCTCGTGCTCGATCGAGATCGTCGGAACCGACGTGAACAAGCCGGAGGACGCGCTCGGACGCCTTGCCCGGTGCGTGACCGCGCTCAAGAAGGCCACGGCCTCGCTCCCCCGGGCACAACGCTTGCTCAGCGCGGTGTACACCCAGGACGACATGCTACCCAAGGACGAGCCGGCCGCCGCGCTGTCCTGCGGTCGGTACACCGTGTCGTTCGCCAGCATGACTTTGAACCAGGGGACGCTGGTGCTGGCTCGAGCCCTCATGACCGCTGGACGCGACGCCAAGCTCGCGCCGATACTGCGAGCCAACGGAGTCACACCCATGCTGAGGACCACATGAGCGACAAGCCCTGCACGACGTGCGCGCACTACGACCCCATCGTCGTCGGCGGAAATCGAAAGGAAGGGCGCCACGGATGGTGCGCCGCCCAGTCGATCTATCCCAACGTCGAGCATCCGGGACAGACGTTCCCCGACGGTGTCCGCCGGGCCGAGCCTGGCGAGCTGGCCAAGCCACACATCGTGACCGGCGCCGGCGTCGTCAAGCTGTGCACCCTGAGGAGGGACAAGCCGTGAACAAGTTCGACCCAATCCCATCCGAGTACGTCAAGTACAGCGACGGCCAAACGGCCTCGCCCGAACAGATCGCGCGGGGCCTCGCAGTGGCCGCCAAGGTGTTCAACAGCGTCGATCACCTCGACAACGCTGACGAATTCAGCCGCGCTCTGCTGGAGCGCGTGGGAACCGACGGGGCGAACCGCGGGCTCTCCGTCGAGCAGCAGGTGTTCGCCGTCGCCGTCGCCACCATCCACATGCGGCGAACGTTCCCCGGCGGCGTGGATCGGTTTGACGAGATTTGCCGCGAGGCCCAGGCTCACTACGACAGCGACAAGTAATGTCTTCCGAGGTCTGGAAGGCCAGAATGGCCGAAGCCCTTCTGGCGGGGGATTGCGCGTCGCAAACCGAGTGGGTAGCGCGATATCCCGGCCAGCACTGCTGGTTCAAGTTCCGCGACGACGACTTCAACTCGTGCGCCTGCTGCGGGACTGTTCAGCGACGAGACGACAAGAACAAGCCCTGCAAGGGCATCGTAACGATCGTCTTGAGATAGTCAGGCCGCGCGCGGGGGAGCAGGCGCCAGCGCTGCCTTGACCGCGTGCAACAGGTCGTCGAGCGAGCCGTCGTTCGTGATCACCTCGTCGAAGTCCCCGTCCGGGATCCCGTCGATCTCGACCTCGGAGACGTGGCCCGCGATGCCCGTCGTCGCGTCATCGGTCTCCGGCCTGCGGAGCCGCCACGCGATGCCGCCGGCCGCGCGAACCGCGTCCAGCTCGGATCGGAATCGCCCATCGGTAACCACCATGATACGTTCGACGCCTCGGTCGAGAGCGGTCACGGCGGTCTTCATTGTGAATCGGGCCCAGGCCAGGGGATCCACGCGGCGGATGCCCTCCGTGCCAACGTGCTGCAGGATCATCCGCGGGGTCCAGAACCCGACGAACGAATCGGGAGACCCCACCGCGCCGCACGCCTTGCACTCGGCCTGGCGCGGGCCCTTGTGGTTCACCACCGGCTGGTCATAGAACGATGCGAACGCGAGCATCGTCGGCGCGGCGACCACGTTGATGCTCCTGCACATCGGACAGGTCGGGCAGGGCAGCGAGGTCGGCTTGGCCTTGCCCTCGTCGGTGTTGAGGTCCTGGCTCGTGAGCCCGAACAGCTCCATGCACACCGACTTGAGCTTGTCGGCGAACGCGATCTGCACCGTGCCCTTGCACGTCGACGCGATCATGTCCCCGACGGTGTTCTTGCCGGACTTCGACTTGCCGAAGATGCCGATGACGTTGCGCTGCATCTGACGTCCTTTCAACGGAGGTACATGACTCTGGTGGGAGAGAACGGCTGCTGCGGTCCGCGCAGCGCGAAGTCGTCGTCGTACAAATCCACGAACTGCCGGACCGTCGTGACGTGCTCGTCGTCGATGCCCTCGAGCCCGTCGGACCCGGCCCAGAACGCGGCGTAGGTCTCTCGGCAGCGGGGCGCGTGGGCGAACACGATCGCCCGGATCTGGGGGTTGTTCAGGACGTCCCGCACGACGCCCCGAAGGTCGTGCGCGGCGACGTCGGCCAGGCACGCGGCCACGCGGCCGTCCCAGGCCGACAGGTCGTCGGCCAGCAGGCCGCCCGGCGGCCTCCGGATGAGCAGCGCCTGGGCGTTCCGCGACACCAGGCGATACGGCAGCGCGCTGACGGGTCGGAACATCAGGCGGCCTTGATGGCCTGCTCGAGACCGTCGGCGAGGACCCTGGCGCGCTCGGCCGCGCGCTGCGCCTTGCCGCCGCGGGGGAACCGAGTCAGCTCGTCCGCCATGCGCCGAGCCTTCGCGGCGTTGAGCCGCGTGCGCCGCGTGATCTGAGCGATCGCGGCCACTCTCTTGTCGACATTCATCGGTCGTGCCATCGGGTGCCCTCCGTCCTGGAGGTGTTTACCCAGCAAACAACAGTCCGAAGCTTGAGTCAATCAAGCAAACCAGGAGATTCAAATGTCGAAGATTCAGCTGACGATCGACACCGAGTACTGCGGGTCATGGGGCGTGTGGGAGGGGATCCGCGAGCTTATCTCCAACGCCAAAGACGCCGAGGAACTGAACCCGCGCAACGCCATGGAGATCAAGCACTCGAAGGAGAGGTCGCAGCTCGTCATCAAGACGCGCGAGACGATCGTGGACCCCGCCACCCTGCTGGTGCTCGGCAAGAGCGGCAAGCGGGGACGCGACGTCCGCGGGCGCTTCGGCGAGGGCTTCGCGATCGGGTGCATGGCGCTCACCCGGGCCGGGCATCCCGTGGCGTTTCGCAACGCGGACACGAGCTGGAAGTGCACGTTCGACCGGGTCGAGGACGGCCCGCTGTCCGGGCAGGAGCTGCTGACGTTCTACTCGCGCGCGATCACGCCGACCCCGGACTTCGTCGTCACCATCGACAACGTCACCAAGGAGGTGTGGGACGCCCTGCGCCCGCTGTTCCTCTTCCTGACGCCGCCGCCCCCGGACGAGGTCGTCGCGGTGGACCAGGGGTCCCTGATCCTCTCGGAGGATCGGCGCGGAATGGTCTACGCCCGCGGGGTGTTCGTCCGCAGGTTCGAGCGGCTCGACTGCGGGTACGACCTGCGCGACATCCAGCTCGACCGAGATCGCCAGATGATCGACGAGTGGACGCTGGGGACCGCGCTGTCCGACCTCTGGGCCAGCGTGCTGAGCGGGCGAAAGGACGTCCAGCACGCCGGAGAGGCGCTGGCCCGCCGCGCGTACGACCTCGCGAAGAGCAACGCGGACGAGTCCCGCCACTTCCGCTGGCGCACCGACGAGCGTCTCGTGGGTCACATGAAGGCGCAGTTCGTGGCCGAGCACGGCGACAACGCGGTGCCCGTGTCGACCATGGCCGAGGCGGACGAGATCACCAGCCTCGGCGCCAAGCCCACGATGGTCAACGCGACGCTGCGGGAGTTGCTGGCGAAGACGGGATTGTCGCCCGAGCACGCCAAGGCGTCGCTCGAGGGTCAGGTTCGAGCGCGGTTCCTGCCCTCGCAGCTCACGGAGGTCGAGCGCGGCGTCCTGAAGGTCGTCAATCTGGTCACGCGCGAGTACGTTGTCGTCGAGTTCGCGGGAAAGTCCGCGTGCCGCCCTATCGACGACAACAAGATGATCGGCATCGACCGTCGACTGCTCACCCTCGCGGCGTTCCAGGTGGTCCTCGCCGTGGCCAAGGGCGAGGCCGCGCGCACCGCCCGCGGCGAGGCCGCGGTGCTCGCCAGCGCGCTGCTCGACACCGAAGATGGGGCGCTGGCGCGAGCTGACGCGGAAAGATATTCTTCGGCGAATGTCGCGAAGACGGAGGCCGACCAGGGAGCCTGAGTGCCTCCGATGCGGCAACGTCGAGGACCTCGAGACGGTGGGCGCGTCCGCGTACTGCCTGCCATGCCGCACGTGCCCGCACGGGAGGATCTGGATCGAGACGTGGTCACCTGCGTGCGCGGCGTGCGTGCTCGCGGTTCACACGGTGAAGACCCTGGCGGGGCCTCGAATCAGGGATCTCGAGGCCTACCTGACCAACGTCGCCCGGTATCGAATCGACACCATGGCGCACGCGTTCGAGGAGTGGGAGCGGATCGGGGATCGGGGGACCTGCGGGGACGGCCTAGGTGTCGAGGTCGACTGGCCGTTCCACTTCACGCTAGCCGAGCGTTAGGGCATCCGATCGCCGAAGTGCTCCGTGTCGAACGCTTTTCGGTACTGAGCCCAACCCAAAAAGTTGCCGCTGCGCACGGGTTCCACGAGCGCCATTGCGACGTGCTCGAACGGGGACCAGTGGCCGGGCTCGCCGGTCGCCGGCCCCGAGCACAGCCTGTCGTGCAGCTCGACGTCCTTGTCCGGATCGCGAACACCCTCGTGGGTCAGGTACGACACGCGGGCGCAGCGCCCGGTGGACACCTTCTTCGCCATCACTTCGCCGAGGGCGGTGACCTCCTCGGGCTGGACCAGCGGAAGATGCCACCCACCCTCGGGAATCTCGGTCGGTCGGTGCTCCTGGTAGTGCTGCCACATGGCCCTGGCAACCCAGGCAATCTCCGGCTGGGCCATGCGGTGGTTGCGCAGGTGAAACCAGTTGCTGTACTCAGTCGAGGAGACGAGGACCGTGATGAACATCCACGGCTCGATGAGCCGGTTCGCGAGCTGCTTGTGAAGCCCGACCTTGCCGAGCTGCTCGACGGCCACGAGCATCTGGTCCCGTGCGGCCAGCCAGAGGCGCTCGGCCTCGGCCCGCGAGGCGCCGTCCAGCTCCTCGTTCGCCTGCATGCCAGACTGGTTCCTGCCCCACCACTGGGGCAGCGCGGGGTCCTCCCGGACCCGAGCCATCAGCTTCTCGGTGGGGATCGCGCGGCTGGACGCGCTGTTTCGGCTGAACATCCGGTGCGTCATCAGCTCGGCGTGAACGAACCGAGGGTAGGTAAGCTCCCAGGTGGTCAGCCGCTTGCCGCAGGGTGCGAGCGAGTCCTTCAAGACGCGTGTCGAGTACATGTTTCCTCCGCTGTTTATCTTATAATCAACCGACCAGGAGACGCTATGCCCACCGAGAGACTCAAGCAAGCCCTCCGCGAGACCAACGTCGCGGGGGTGGAGAAGGACCTCGCCGAGGTTCTGGCGCGCATGTTCGACCTGCCCATTCAGGCGGTCGCCCGCCTCATCTACGCGATCGACGCCATCAAGCACCCCGTGATGTGGCGTCTCGGGGCCGCCCAACAGAACGCGCTGATCCCGGACCCGGAACTCCGGGATGCCATCCGCACGGAGGTCAACGCCGGGGCCCTGAGGGTCTACCTGCGCAAACTCCAGCTCGAGGGCAAGCAGGTGCTCGTTCCGACGCGGGCGCTGGTCCCCGTCGACGAGCCCGGTCGAATCTGCGAGGGGTGCCCGCGCAGCATGTCTTGCATCGCGGAGAGCCTGAGCAGCCCGGAGCAGTGCGTCGACATCCTGTCGGGTCCCGTCAAGGGCTGGGTCGACAAGAGGCAGACGGTCACGCTGATCCGCGTGACGCCGTCGGGTCGCGTGACCGTCCGGGCGCAGCAGCCCCTCGGGGACCACGACGTGCCCGCGGACATCGTGGAGTACTGAGGTGATTCCGTTCCTCCAGATCCCCGACACGCCCGACACGGACATCACCCCCGTGGACTGCGCGACGTGCCCGATCAATATGTCGTGCCTCACGGGCAAGTCGGGCACGGGGTGGCGGTTCGACTGCTGCGGCATGGCGGCCATGCGCCTCGGTGACGACACGGTGATCGTAGACTGCCAAATCAACGAGTTCAGAGACGAGCGGCTGCCCTCTGACGGATTCGGTCTCTGTCCGCTGTGCTCCAGCGCGATCATGGAAGTCGAGCTGGCCAAGACTAACGACGCCGTCGGGATCAACTATTACTTGCCCACCGTGCACGCAAAGTTCCCGCTCGTGGAGCGTCTGATGAACCTCCGCAAGCGACATCAAAAAGCGCAGGACGCGAGAGCGCTTGCTTGGAGCATCGAAAACGAGGAAGGCTAGCAGAATGCCCACATACCTCAGCGCGTACGAGGACCACCAGACCGCGATCATAGAGCGCGGGGGAAGCGAGGCCGCGATCGAGGCCGCGGTTGCCGAGTACAACAAGGCCACGCCCGCGAAGCTCGTCGCGTGGGTCAAGCAGGCCGCGCTCACGTGTGCGTACTGCGACAAGCCCGCCGTGGTCGATGGCGACACCAGGCCGACCGACGAGGTGACGTGCGCGGAGCATCGAACGTGAGCGTCGAGATCCGCCTTCGGATAGCCGCACGCGACGCGATCCTGGCGCGGAAGACGACGGTCGGCGTCGTGAAGGTCTCCGTGGCGGACGAGGACCTCGTGGACGTCCCGGAGGACGCGCTCGACCAGATCGCGCAGGTGGTGGCGGCGGACGAGACCCTCGAGGGTCCGGGCGTGGTCGACGCGACGTTCGGCTCCGTGCTCCGTGGTCTCGAGGCGCGAGCCGCGCGGCGAGGCGTGGAGCTGGCCGCGGAGGAGGCGGCTCGCGTCGAGGCCGAGGCCGCAGCCGCGCGGGTCATCCAGGAAGAGGCCGTCCGTCGACGCAAGGAAGGACAGGCCAAGGCCCGACACGCCGAGGCCATCACGAAGTGGATCGAGGATACTTGCGACCCGGACATGGTCGAGCGGCGGCGAGAAGGGTTCCTCAAGGACGAGGAAATCATCGAAGAGGCAATGGATCAAATCTTCAACATTCCCGAGGAGGAGTACACGACGATCAAGGCGTACCAGGCGTGCGACTGCGACAAGGGCTGCACCGGCAGCGTCCAGATGTTCGTGCTGCCCGTGGATCACCTCGACACCAGCCAGTTCGCGGCACTCGAGCAGATCAGGGAGGCCGCGCCCGAGGGCGCGGAGGTCGTCCCACAGATGCGGAAGGCCGCCTGCCCGGAGTGCGCCTGCGTCCCGCTCGTCCGCATGACCGCGCTCGTCCGCCTGCCGTGGAACGGGTGGATGCTGCAGAAAGCGTACGCGCTTGGCTGACCAATCACACGAGTGGTTCACCGTCGTGGGCGCGTACGCCGACACCAAGGAGGCCTACGTGACCCAGGTGCATGCGATCGACGGCGTGGCCGCGAAGGCCGCCGCGTATCGCGAGGCCGAGGGCGTCGTCATCGGGCTGTCGGTGTTCCCCGGTCGAATCGACGCCATCAAGGAGGACACGAAGATCACGCCGTTGAGAGGACCCCAGCACGCGGTGACCGTCTCCCGCGTCACGATCACGGAGACGAGGATAGCCGTGCCGGCAAGGTGCCCGTCCTGCCGGGCGGACCTGCGGCAGCCGCAGGCGCTGCTCTGCGCGGACCTGCTGCTCAACTTCTGGAACGGGCACCTGACCAAGGACAGCGACGAGATCAAGGGCGAGAGAGACCAGCAGCGCCTGCCGAGCAACCTGCGCGTCGCGAGCACGGCGAGGGTGCAGTGCGCCGCGTGCAAACACGACGTGCACGCGTACTGGGACGGCAATGTCTAACGCAGCGGCGTGGGTCCCGGTCGCGCTGACCCAGGACCGGTGGGGCGTCGCGGTGGTGCAGGAGGGCGTGGCGGGCTATGCGATCGACGAGGCCAAGCCCGTCGGTACGTGGACGGCGGCGCGCAGGGCGGCCTTGACAGCCAACGAGGCTGCTGGGGTCTCGCCGGAAGAGACGTGGCGCGTCTTGGACAGCTCAATGGCCGCGTCTCGCGCGGCCGGCACGCGCTGGGGGCCTCGCGGACAAAAACCACTATGACCAAACTTACGTTCAACATCGATATTGAAACCTTCAGGACACTGAAGCGATTGGCTTCCAAGCGGAGCATCACCATGACCGAAGTAATTCGTCAGGGTATTGGTACAGAAATGTACCTACAGGAAGTAAAGGAATCAGGCGGTTCGGTTTTGGTTGAGAACAAAAAAGGACAGGTCCGGCAATTGGTCTTTCGATGAAATTCAAGTGGCGAACCTACGACGTATCAGGCAAGCCCGTTGGAACCGTCGGCTATGACAGTGGCAACATCATGCACCTCAACCTCGCCGAGAAGCTCGCGAGCATCGAGGAGGCAGGGAAGGAGGAAATCTTCGCCGTGAACATCGTGTCCAGCTGCACGGCGTACATCGTGACCCGGGAGCCGGTGCAATGAGCCGTCTGTCCGTCATCCGCGGTCGAACGCCGCGGCTCGGTCTCGCCGACGCGTTCGAGGTGTCCCTCTCCACCAACTCCAAGACCGGCTGCTCGATCAACGTCGCCATCGCGCGGACGTGCAGGCCGACCAAGGGTTGCGCCGAGTACTGCTACGGCCTCCTCGGTCGCCTGACGTACGACGCGGCCCTCGCGTCGCAGGCGCGCAACGCGGCGTTCTTCGCGTCCGCCGACAAGGCCGTACTCCGGCACGAGGCCCGGCGCATCGCCAGAGCTGTTTTGAAAAAACAGAACTTCGTACGGATGTTCGGCGTCGGCGACCTCCAACCGGGATCGGTGTTCTTCACGACGTGCATCGCCGTCGAGTTCCCGGAGTTGGCCGTGTGGGTGGCGACCCGGAAGCTCGAGCTGGCAGGTTTGTTACCAAACCTACCGAACCTGCACGTCATGCTCAGCTTGGACTCCACGACGACACGGACGAACACCGAGGCCACACGGCTGCTCGTCCTGAAGAACAGGCCGCAGTTCTATGCGGCGTGGGCGCGCAGGAGCCCGGAGGACAAGGTCCCGCGCTGGGTGTCCGTCGTGTTCGAGGAGCACAAGATGTCCAGGCGGGCGCAGTGGGATCCTGAGCCGCGCGCCTGCCCGGCCACCGCCCGCGACGGCGCCGAGCACGAAGGCGCGTGCGCGGCGTGCAGGTTCTGCTTCTCTTCAGAGAAGAGAGTTGCGGGGCCTCCGTTGATTCAGCTGCAAGGAAAGCGACAATGAGCAACAAACCTAGACTTGCAAACTGGATTCGTAGCATCGGCCCTGGCAACACTAGGGACTTGGTCGAAGTCTGGGTTTACGGCCCGACGCGTCGAAAAGACGAAGGGCAGGTCGGTCACGACCTTCGTGTTCGCCCGACAAGCCTCGGTCCGGGTGAATACACGATGGTCGTGGCTCCTGATACGATCGAATACAAGGCATCCTCGTGAAGCCCGGCGATTCCGTACGTCTGAAGAGCGGCGGCCCGCCGATGACCATCAACGCCATTCAGGAGACAGTCGCGACCTGCGTGTGGTTTGTCGGTGTCGAACTGAAGGAAAGCTTGTTCGTGCTTGATGGCCTGGCGCCAATCACCATAGAGGTGGTGGGGGCGGAGACCGTCGGGGAGTACATCTTGCGCGTGTTCCAGATCGACGCTGTGGGCGGAAGAACCGAGATGCTCGCGGCCCGTGTCGTAAGCGCCAAGGCACGGAAGTCCGGAAGGGGCCAACGCGTCGAGTTCGTCGTCGAAGGCGGACGAAGGCTCGGCTTCTGGACCGAGGCGCAGCACGGGCCGTTCATTCGGGACATGGAGGAATGACATGCCCAACACCGTGACCATTCGCCTGCCCAAGCACCTCGTCGAGGCGATAGACACCTATCTCGACACGGACTGGAGCGACGGCCGCGACCCGTCGAAGATCGGCTCACTCAACGCGGTGGCCTACATCGGAGAGCGCGTCGCGGCGATTCGAGCCCGAAGCAAGCACAGAAAGGGCAAGACATGAAGCTCGATGATCCGTACTTCCGCCTGCAGGCAGCGCGGCGAGCCCTGCGCGCCGCGTCGCACAAGCACGCGCACACCAAGAACACGCCGAAGAACAAGCCCAACCACGACGCCGCGGTCGACGACCTCGAGAAGGCCGCACTGGTGTTCGCGTTGTGCGCCGCGGAGCATGGAGCCCGAAGCGGCATCGCCGCGCCGGCATTCAGCGCGCTCACCAAGGAGGAGCGCGAGGCGTACAAGGCGGCGGTCAACCCCGAGCCCGACAAGGAAGCCTGATGGCCAACAAGTGCCCCGGCTGCAACAAGTTCGCGTCGCTGGAGTTCCAGGAGCCCGAGGAGGAGTCGTTCGAGGTCGAGCACCTCGACCTCGTGCTGGAGGATGGAACCGTCACTGGGAACGTCCACGCGACCGTGCAGATTACTCGGAACAGCGAGTGCTGCGGCGAGACCATGAAGGAAGCGTCGCTCGAGATGTCGGAGGAGTTCACCCTTGATCACGACAAGCTCGAGGCGCACCTCGTCGAGAAGAAGGGCGGCGGCTGGACCTGGAAGGAGGGCTGCGAGCTGACCGCGACCTGTGACGATCCCGAGCAGGTCGAGGAGGGCGGCAAGCGGCCCCGCCTCGGCGCGAGCCTCACCTACAAGGTGACCTGCGAGTGCGGCAAGGGCGATGAGCTGCACGAGGGGACGATGGAGGAGACGATCGGAGCGTCGGACATGGACGATGCCTGAGCTGCTGGTCCCGGAACTGGGCCTGGAGAACACACGGAGAAACCGCCGATGGCTCGCGATCTTCCGAGCCCTCAGCCGGCTGGGTGGCTCGCAGGAGGGCGTTGAGGCTGCGGCGTGGACCGCGCTTCGCGCGTACGAGGAGACCAAGTGACGAAGAACGACAAGAAGGCCAAGCCCCTCGAGCCCGTCGACCACGAGCGGTGCCAGGCCGACATCAAGTCAGCGTACAACCCCTGGGTCATGGGCGGTGACGTCGGCGGGAAGTGGGGCCGCTGCACCAAGAAGCCGACCTGGTACGCCCGCGAGGTCGAAGCCGGTCCCGACGGCCGCAAGGGCGCGATGGCGCTCTGCGACGAGTGCAAGGGCGAGTGCGAGAAGCGCGTGAAGGCAAGCCTGACGTACGAGCCGCTCGTCGGATGGAACGAGAAATTCCACCAGCTTTACGACAACCCCAACGGCGTGCCGCGTGCCGAGATCAAGCGCATGTTGCGCGACGCGGGCGCGGACCCAGCGACCGCCAAGGCGTTCGAACAGCTGATCCTCGCCCGATGGACATCGAAATAACCAACGCGGGTTCCCCGCGGAAAGTCGACGACAAGAGATGAGCAGGAAGAAGCAGGAGAAGACTGAGACGCCGACCGTGTCCGACAGCCCCGTGACCTATGCGGTCCCTGGGGAGGTCGCGATCGCCTTGAACACCGGCAGGAGCCAGTTCATCGACGGACTGGTCAAGCGCGTCCGCGGCGGGCACGTGCTCGATCAGGTCCAGGTGATCGGCATGCTCGAGCTAATCCGGGACTGGACGGACGCGAGGTACGCCGACGATCGGCGCAACGCGATCGCCAAGGCAAACCTCGACGCCGCGAGAACCAGCATGTCCGAGCTGCAGGCGCACGTCAGCAAGCTGACCCGGCAGACCAACGATGCGATGGCAGCCGCGACGCGAGCTGCGCATCGCCACAACCAGGGCCCGCTCGGACCCGAGGACGACCTCGAATAGTTGGCATAAGCATGTGACGGGGTGCTTTGCTCATGGGATAAACATCGCATGAACGACAACCAGTACCAAGAGGACGCCCTGCGCACCGAAAGTACCCCGGACTTCGTCAGGCTCGGAGGGGATCATGATCACGACGTCGTCGTCGCCCGTCTGATCCACGCCGTGCTCGGCATGTCGAGCGAGGTCGGCGAGCTGGCCGACGCGCTGAAGAAGCACATCATCTACGGCAAGGCGCTCGACGAGGTCAACATCCTCGAGGAGAACGGGGACCTGTCCTGGTACCAGGCCGTGATGCTTCACGCGATCAAGCGCTCCATCTCCGAGGCGCACGAGCGGAACATCGCGAAGCTCAAGGTGCGGTACGGCGACAAGTTCGACTCGCACAAGGCCCTCAATCGCAACCTGGAAGAGGAGCGCAAGGCGCTCGAAGGATAGGAACGAAGCAACATGATCAAGTCAAAACGTCTGGTGTTGGCGCGTGAGACGATTCTTCACCTCGGGAGCGTGCAGCTCGCCCGCGTCGGCGGAGGTTCCGTCGCTGGTTGCCCGGCAAGCATCGGTTGCGTGACGCGGCGCAACTGCACGGTCGGCTGCGCCAGCGCGACCTGCAATGACACGGACACCTGCGGCACCGCGACCGTCGTCCCACCGACGGGACAGACTCCGTAAGGCGCGGAGCGCGAGGCGCTCGAAGGATAAGCATGCCAGATAACGCCAAACTTCCCGACGTGTTGGCCGCGGTCGGATCGAAGAACAGGAGAATTCAGGAGTTGGACTCGAAGCTCTCGACGCTGATCGGCGAGATCGAGGAGGCCCTCCGCCTGCACATCAGCGTGCGCGTCTCCGTCGGCCTGACCGACAACGAGAAGCTGGTGTTCGGCAAGACCGGAGGGCAGTGGCGACTGATCGTCGAGAGCGACGCGGGCGAAGTGGTGCTCGCGTCGTGCTCACGCGAGCGACGCACGGAGGTGTTCGCGCAGCTGAGCGTCGAGCGGCTGCTCGCCAGCGTAGCGAGCCAGATCGACGATCTCATCACACAGCGCGAGGGCGCGCTCGCCCGCGCGGACGCTCTGATAGCCGCGCTGAAAGGAGAATCATGAGCAAGAAAGAAGAGCCCGCCGACGGCACCGTCGAGGAGTGGATCCCCAAGACCGCGCACGAGGTCGCGGTGGGCATGTTCCACAGTCTGCCGAACATCCTTGTGCCCGCGAAGCACCACCTCACCAAGATCCCAGGGAACGAGGCGAAGATCGTGCTCAAAGCGGTCAACCGGGCGCTCACGATGGTGACCGAGTGCACAGCGAAGTTCGCCAAGGTGCCGGGGCCGACCAGAGCGAACTTCAAGGACGGCACTGCGTTCGTTGTCATCGAGACCGAAACAAACCGCGTGTCGGTCGACTGGATGCCGACAGAGGAGCGCCCGCTGATGGAGCAGGTCAACCTGCTTCATCGGAAGAACCTGACTCTGCCATGGGTCGAGGTCACCGTCTGGGACGCCAAGGAGTGGCAGACGCCCGGCAGTGAAGCCTTCGAGGCGATCATGGGCGTCATCGCGGAGATCATTGCCGGCGTCGAGGTCATGCCCAATGAGACCCCCGCCGCCGACTAACGCGGGTCTAGTAGTCCTTCTGTTGGTTGCGATCGCGGGTGGCGCGGCGATCGTGCGACCTTCGAGACCGAGGTCCGTCCCGCTTTGTGGTGATATGCGGCCAGTCACGATCGGCGGATCGATGGTCGTCAGCTGCCGGAGGCCGCCGTGAGCGCGTGGCGCGACAAGACGGGCATCACGCATGCCTGGTTACCCCTTTCCGACCAGCGTCGCGACAACCGCCACGCCGGCTGGTACACGGCGCGGGCTCCCTGCGGGGCCAGTCGTCGGTTGCGGAGCTGCTGGGACGACAAGGACCGTCCCCGCAGCGCCGATGTCGATTGCATGACCTGCCTCGTACGGCAAGAAAGCGACAACACATGAGCAGGGCTGAAGGTTTCATCGACATCGAGCTTAGCGAATGCCTAACCAAGGTCAGCGAGGTGCTGTCACAGGCGGAGGAGCGAATCCACAAGCTCGGTCAAAACAAGCAGGCGGACGAGACGGACAAGAAAGCGTACAGCAACGCGCTCGTTCGCATCCAGCGCGTGCGCAACGGGCTGCACGGCTAGCTGTCGGGTAACCTGTCGACCGGAGGAGAACGAGGATGCTCGAGATACCGTGCACGCTGCGCTGCGACGAGTGCAAGGAGACGCAGTCGGTGATCCTACCGGCGACGGCTCGGTACAACAGCTACGAATCCCAAGGACTGGGGCGTACGCTGGCAACCTTCACCATCGAAGAGGACGCGCTGCCTCACGGCTGGACGTTGACCGCCCGCCCGAAGGACAAGCTGCGATGCCCGCGATGCAGCGGGGTCAAATGACCATAACCAACGAGGAAATCAACGCCGCGTTCAAGCGGCGCTACATGATCCACGTCTGCGCGGACGGCACGGTGACCTATCGGGACACCGTCACCAAGGAGAAGGTGTTCAACGGCAGGGCGCTGCCCGTGTTCAGCGTCGACACCATCGAGGAGGCCAAGGCCATTCAGATCCGGTTCTGCCGCCTGCAGTACGGCAGTCACCCGCTGATGCCCGGCCGGTCTTGGTACGTCCTCAGCACCTTCACCGGCCAGGTGGAGGACCTGAACCGCGTCAGGAGTGACTTCATGAAGTACCACAAACTCCACCAGGAGCGGCTCGCGACCGAGGAACGGGAGCGAGCCGAGGCCACGGCCCGGACGCTCGCCCGGACACCCCGGCGCAAGAAGGCGAGGAAGACGTGCGCCTGACCGCGGTTATCGACATCCCTGATGTCGTCGACGACGAGAAGGGGCGCAAGCTCGTCGCGCTGTACCTGTACCTGCTGTCCGTCGGGCACAACAAGTTCATCTCGATCGAGACCAAGGAGGGCGACATTCGAGGCCAGGATGGCGTTGCCGTCGGGCACTGGAAGATCGACCCATGAGCAAGATCACTCTCGACGGCGCCGGACGAGAGCTGTGCCCATCGTGCGCGCCGGACACTGAGGAGGTGAATCATCCCGTTGGGATGACCTTCGTCGGATGGGGGCATGGCTGGCAATCGTGTCAGGCTTGCGGCGGGTCAGGCCTGGCCGAGACCATCAAGCCACCTCACTGCGAGGACTCGTATTGCGAGCTGCCGAAGGGACACGATGGCGCCCACAGGATGGGGTTGTACGTGAGGTTGCGGTGACGATCGTGGTCGTATGGGCGGCCATCACCGCGGCGCTCGGCGGACTGATGCGCAAGACCGGCCCATGGTGGCGTGTCGCGCTCGGCTGCGCGGCGTGGCCCGTCTGGCCTGTCATCGCAGGAATTTCATACGCGCGGCACCGCGCGAGAAAGGCAAGGACACGTGAGCTGGCATGAGATGGACGCATTGAAACGGGACCACGAGCGCCTGAAATTGGCGTTTGAACTCGTCAAGAGCGACCGCGAACGAGACCTCCGAGTCCTCGAGCGCCGAATCGACAACCTTGAAACGATAATCGCCAACGGCTCGGTCGAGGACGGCGTGGTCAACGTTCCCGCGCTGCAACAGCGCCTCGCGGCCATCGAGGAGGCCATGCCGTCCTCGGCCGCCGAGCTTCTGGTCCTCGCCTCGAACCGGGTCGCAGGGCTACTCGGGCTGATCGCGCACGACGAGATCACCGTGGTTCGCAAGCTCGAGGCGGTCACCGAGAAGCTACCCAACCGGACGATCTCGACCAACGGAGATCCGTACCTCACGCGATGGTACCTGTGGCCCGAGGGACCGCGCGACGTCGACGACGAGGGCAGCGATCTCCCGTTCGCTGTGTTCCTACACAAGTTCCACCGCGGGGACGCCGATCGCGATCAGCACAACCACCCATGGGACCTGGCCGTGGCGATCGTCCTGGCCGGCGGGTATCGCGAGGAGCGGGGCGGGGAGACGCGGGTGGTGATGCCCGGAACCGTCAACGTCATCCGCGGGGACGACTTCCACCGCGTGGACCTGCTGAACCCCGCCGTGGGCAGCTGGTCGCTGTTCGTGGCGGGACGCAAGACCGGTGGGTGGGGGTTCCGGGACAAGGCCACCGGCGCGTACATCCCGCAGAAGGACTACCTCGCTGCCAAGGGGATCACCGAGTGACGGCGCACCGGGCGAACGTGCGCTGCGTCGACGGCCTGGTGCACGACGTCCGCGTCTGGCGGACGGCGACCACGGCGTGCGGCGTCATCGTGTTCGACGAGCCGCCGGGCGTGAACCTCGCCGCGATGGGCTTCCGCGTGGTCCGCGCGCGACTCGCCCCCGACGGAACCGGACCGACCACCGACGATCCCGTCGATTGCATGTCGTGCCTGGTGGCCCGGCGCACGCCGTTCGCGGTGCTCTGCGACGATCACGGCCAGCAGTTCCTCACCGAGGAGCAGTACTTGCGTCAGCTGAACCGTCCGGACTGGTTCTGGACGTGCCCGCGCTGCGGCGAATCCGCGCACTGGGACGACGACGAGTACGACGTCGCGCTCGAGGACGCGTGACATTCACGTGCTGCCCCCTCAGCAGCGAGCACGGCGACCACCCGTCGGTGAGCAACGTGCACACGCGCAAGGCGGCCAAGGACCATCGCTGTACCGAGTGTAACGAGACGATCCCCAAGGGTACGAAGTACGAGCACGTCAAGGGCCTGTGGGACGGGTCGTGGTCGGAGTTCAAGACGTGCTTGTCGTGCGTCGAGATCCGGAATCACTTCGGCTGCGAGGAGGGCTGGACCTACCTCGAGCTGTGGTCGCAGATCGAGGAGAACTTCTTCTCGGACATGAGGGCCGGCGGACCCTGCATGGAGGGGCTGTCGCCGGCTGCGAAGGACAGGCTGTTCACACGTCGGATGAAATGGTTGGAGGATTCCAAATGAAATTCAAGATGCTGGAGAAGGTCTCGTTCCGCCTGTCGGAACAGACGTCGTTCGATCACATCGTCAAGCAGGGCACCCGCTTCTCGTTGCGCCACGACGAGGTCGTCGTGTTGCTCAGCCAAACCGAGGACCAGCTGATCTTCGTCAGCGGCTACACGCCGCTCGACGACGGGGCCAAGGTCCTCACCAGCCGCAGGATGCGGCTGACCAGGGGAGCGTGGGACGTGCTGCGACTCAAGGAGTACGCGCGCAACGTTGGCCTGCACGTCACCGACTGGTCGGTGCTCGACAAGTCGATGCGCAAGGCGCACCGCATGACGCTCAAGGCCCTCAAGGCGGCCTGACGTGCCGCAGGCGATGTACGACTGCGTCGACCGGAAGCGTCTCGACGCGCGGCTGGCCGACGTCACCAAGAAGGCGAAGAAGCGCCTCGCGCTGCTGCACACCCGGGCCGCGACGGGGTCTGACGGGTTCGCAAGCGCCGCATCCGACATCATCACCGAGAACGTGTGGCTCATCGTTCTCGACCAGGTCAGCGCAGCCAAGTCGCACATCACCGTCGAGGATATCCAGGTCTTCGCGATGGGCGAGGTCCTGCGAATGGCCGATAGTCACTACACGGACATGAACCTGCTCCGCGCCTGGGCCAAGATCGTGGAGCTGACCAAACCGGGGTCGATGCAAACCTCGAAGTAAGGAGACAACATGCCTGAGAACAAAGACCCGAACGACCGCAGGGTCCCACGAATGCTCGAAGCGCCCGAGCCGGGGGACTGCGTTCTCACGAGGTCGGTCGACCATCGCATTCGATCGAGCACGGGGGATTACCGCGTTGTGGCGCCAGGTGGTACACAGAAGGGAAACAGGTTCTTTGTCAACAGCAGCCCCATGATTATAGAGAAGCGAGGGAAGGATGCCCGAGGAGTGGAAAAGTGGGACCTGGTCACAACGTTCGCCAAGCAAGGCGATACCGAAATTGACGTTGCCCTCTACTGGCTCCTCGCGGGGCCGGACGCGGAGTGATCGAGACGATGCCAGCCCGTCCGGGTGAACGGCGCCCCTGTACAGGAGACCGCTGCTCGCGCTGTCATCGGACGGCACCGAGAAGCGACGGCATTCCTTGCGGGCTCTGCGCGCCGCACGGCGCGACGACCATCGACGAGAACGGCGTGACGCACGACTGGGGCTGGCCTTGTAGGCTGTTTGGCATCCCCCTCTACCCGATCGTCAGCGACAAGCCGATCGACTGCATGGCGTGCCTCGTCCGAGCAGCAAGGCGATCGTGACCGTGCTGAGCTGGGCTTTCGTGGCCTCGCAGGGCACCGCGGTTCACGTGGCGAACCTGACGCGGTCGAGTCCGACCACCGTGATCGCGCTGTGCAGCAAGCCGTTCGACAGGCCTGTAACCCCCGCGAACGGTCGCCAGGCAACGTGCGACAGGTGCCGCAAGCTCGATGACCCGTTCGCCACGGGGGCGGTGCCATTCGATCCCAACACGTGGGTGAACGTGCTGGTCAACGAGCGCATGGCGCAGCCGAATTCGCGCAGCGCGCTGCTCACCCGCGACCTGATCGAGACGAACGGCGTAATCACGCCCCGCGGTCTCCTGCTGTCGCTGGACCTCGGGACGCCCACGCCGTGGGTCGACGACCAGGGGATCACGCACGCGAGGCTGCCAGCCGGCAGGCGCCTGCGCGGGGTCTGTGGCGCGCACCTGCTCGGGATACACCCGCTCGCGGGCGCGAGCGCCGTCAACTTCGACAGGCTCAGCAAGGCCCGCGCGACCTATGAGAGTGCGATGGTCGACTGCATGACGTGCATGACGCTCGTCGGGAGGGGGCCGTGATCACTCACGGCGTCGACGAGTTCATGGACGACCTCCGCCGGACCTGGTGCGGGATCAACCTCGAGCCGATGGACCCTCGCCCGGCGGACGACGCGGTCGTGGACTGCATGTCGTGCCTCGTCGCCGAGGCTCGTCGATGTTTGTTCGACACGAACAAGAACATGATCGGCAGGGTCATCTCCGTCCACCCAGACGGCGCCGTGACCATCGAGATTGAGATGGAAGGCATCCGATAATGGCCGTAGGTATCGCAGTCCGAGACGGCGTCGGCATCACCCACTGGGCGCCGTACTCCGAGACGCACGGCAAGGCGAACGATTCCGGGCGCAACATCGTCCGCGAGCTGCAGAAAGCCGGTAAGCCGAAGCTCTCCCTGGCCTGCGAAGGCTGGAAGTGCCCAAACCCACACGTCAACCAAGTCAAGCGCGTGTCGACGCTAATTACCAGCGTGACGTGCATGGCCTGCATCAGGCTAATGTGACCGAGACAACCACGAAGGAGAAATCGATGACTGGAAAAGAGCTTGCAGACCAGCTGTTCGAGGCGTTCGCGCAGGGAACCCCGGGGAACGACCCGGGGCTCGCCGACCGGATGGATCCCGAGATCGCGAAGCTGAGTACCGACGAGATGTGGCGGTTCGTGTACGTCGCGGGAACCCGGGGCGTGGATCCGTCGGGCACCTCGAAGGACGCGTTCGCGGCGTTCAACGTCGTGATCGCTCAGCGCAACGGGTACAAGGGAGCCATCCAGGCGATGCACGCGGCGCCCAAGCCGGAAGAGTGGCCCCCCGCGGTCGAGTAGCGGGCGAGCAGGCGGCGAGAGGCGAGGAGGAGATGACGCCACTGGCGTCAGGGCAATCGGTATCGCAAGCCCGAGAGGAGGACGCATGGACTGGGATATGGACGACGAGACGCTGTTCGCCAACGGCGGCGAGCGGCTGACGATCACGCTGGGCGTGGCCGAGCTGGTGCCAGGGACCTACGTGTACCTGGACGCCGACGACGAGATCATCATGCGCGGCGCGCTCGAGGACCGTGAGGGCTTCGAGCAGGAAGTTCCGCTCGCACGGACCGACTTCAGCGGCGAAGAGGACACCGACCCGAACGGCAAGACGATCATCGGGCCGCTGTTCTCCCCGAGGGGGCCGGCGCCGGTGCTCAAGCCCGCGCGGACCTCCACGTTGAAGGGGCCCGCGATCAAGCCGCGGCACCCCGTGCCGACGCCCGACGAGATCCGCAACGAAATCGACGATGACGACGACATCGGAGGCCATACCATCGTGGGGCCGCTGATGACACCCCGGCGCCCGGCGCCGAGAAGGTAGTGACAACGATGAAGACCACGCAAGTGACCTACGGAATCCAGCGGTCGGCCGAGCGCTCCTCGGCTAAGTACGCCTACGACAAGGCGGAGGTCACGATCACCCTCGAGGGCTTCCTGAAGACCATCCCGTAGATCCGCGCGAAGCAGCACCCGTTGAGCACCTCGGAAAGGAGACCGCCGTGGACGTCAAACCCCTGAAGTAGCCGACAGGCTGCCCCGGGCAAGGACGAACGGCGGCCTCCACAGTCGCTCCGTCCCTGCCCGGCAACGGCCGGTGGGACATCGCGCGGAGGACGAGGGCGCGACGCAACGCAGCGTCAGGACACGGCAACAGGAGAACAGACATGGATTTCGATGGAATGGCGATGTTCAGCGTATCGAAGCATGTGGATCGCGAGAAGATGGGTGACGACGTGACCGCGTGGCGCAAGCGCAACCCGACGTTCGTCATCACCGACGTGCGGCTCACGCAGTCCTCGGACAACGAGTATCACTGCGTGACGATCGCGATATTCTACAAGAACAAGAAGTGACCAGGGGGATCAGCGAGGCGACCGACGAGCACGGCGTCACCCACCACGTCCGCGGCACCGTCAGGTTCGTCAAGACCGCGAAGCAAAAGCGTCGGCGCAACCCCGCGAAACGGGGCCACTATGTCACGCAGGAGGGCAGCAGCTGGTGGTGCACGGGGAGCTACATCCCCGCGAACACGCCGGCGGCGCCAGGCAAGGAGGTGGACTGCATGGCGTGCTTGGTTCGCCCGCCGGGCGCGCCGCTACCACCGTTCCGCACGAGCACCGGGCGAATGTCGTCGCGGTCGAGCGGCACGATTCTGATCAGCACGCCACGAACAACGGGAAAGTCGACAGCGATCTTTGACGACAAGAGGCGGAAGTTCTGGATCCGTGGAAGGCGCCGATGAAGGCGCTTCTGCGGATCCTGCTCCGACTGCTACGCGTCGGTGCCGGGGTGCAGGCCCACACACGGCGTCGGGGCGCCGTTGCGGTGAGCGCGTACAAGAGGCGTCGTGCCTGATCGGCGCTGGCAAGTGCGAGATGGAGACCTCGCGTTCGGCGAGATCGACTGCATGACCTGCCTGGTCGCTATGACTTGTCACGCTCGATGAGCGCGATGATACGGCGCCCGTCCGCCGGCTTCGTCACATGATAGTCGAAGCCCGCGCCGAGGCAGCGCGTCCGCATCTCGCGGTGTCCCCACCCGGTAACCGCGAGTATCTTCGGCTTCTGACCGTACCTTTGGCGGACCGCGCGAGCGACCTCGATCCCGCTGATGTCAGGAAGGCTGACGTCGAGCAGAAAGGCGTCGAAGCAGCGGGTCCTCATCAGCTGTATCGCCTGGGCGCCCGTGAACGCCTCGGCGGTTCGATGCCCGCGAAGCTGGAGCAGAATGGACATCGTGTGCGTGATGTCCGGGACGTCGTCAACGATAAGCACGTTGGACATGCCTTGTTTTGCGCCTGTCTCGGCTATTGACACAAGACTGGCGCGTCGTTTTCAGCGCGAGCGAATCCGCACGGCCGCGAAAGCTCGACGGGCGCCTGCGTCACGCTTATGTAATGAGCAAAAGGGAAAATGAGCCAAGACCCCTACTATCATCCTGAAATCCGACAACTTGTTGCGGACGCATTGCGTCTCGATGGCGACCTACTGCAGGCTCTCGAGAAAGCCCTGTCCGAGGAGCTGACCCGGCGGGACACCATCCGCAAGGGGCTGGACTCGGGCGAGAAGCTCCAGTTCGACACCATCATCGACATGATCCGGGAGCGGACCGGCGTCGGGGATGCGGACGCGCTCGCGATGGTTCGAGCGCACGTCCCGGAGACGCAGCCGCTCCGCGGTCGAGCCGAGAGAAAGCACGTGATGCCATGAGATGCACGCATTCGATGGGCGCTCCGCCCGCCTCGGTTTGCGCGGAGAACGCGACCTGGAGAGGCCGTTGTCCCGCGCACGGCGGAGTTCATCCGACGACGCCCGAGCTGTTGACCCTGCTCGGCCAGCTCACCGGGTGGGGCGATCAGAGTCTGTCCGTGGACGTCGGCTTCAAGCGGCAGCGCATCTACGACGACCAGGACGACTCGCACCTGAGCGACCGCACATGGGGCTTCGTGGTCTCGACAAAGATTCTCGGTCAGGACCACACGACGAGCACGCAGGGTGAGACCCTCGAGGCCGCATTGTGGTCGCTGTGCGAGGAGGTCATCCGTCGCGTCGAGGACATCGCTCGTCGCCGGGCGGAGGCCTCCGAGAAGGCACGGGATGCGATGACCGCGTTCATCATGCAACGCAACCAGGCCGAGCCCCGCTGATGCCCCGGGGCGAAGAGAACATCGACGGCCTGCTCGTCGGCGGCAAGCCGTTCATGGTCGACGTCGCGCTCGGGATGTCCCGGTGGCAGGTCCGGATCGACACCAACGACAGCCTGCTGTTCGCATCGGAGGCCGATGTCGACCGGATGGTCGAGCTTCTCCAGCGCGCGAAGAAGCGCGCCGCCGAGCGCAACGAGGAGCTGGTCGCCGCGTTCAATAAGCACCGTGATGCGTAAAGGCTTCGTGCTAACGGTCAACACAGGCATCTACGCGGTGCACGCGGCGACCGACGACGGGGTCACGCACAAGGCGCAGCTGCGCATCGGGTCGTACGACGACATCGTGCTCCACTTTCACTGTCGTCGGCTGCTGATCGACAAGCACGGTGGCGCGCTGTCGCATCTGCGCAAGCCCGAGAATCTTGTCGACTGCATGACGTGCCTCGCGGCGGAGCGCGTCGGGTGATTCACAAGGTCACGGACCGAAGGCGCGTCGTCCACTACAACGTAATCGGCTTCGCGAGCTTGGTTACCTTGTGCGGCGTCGAGGACTACGGTGACCGGCTTTGCTATCGGAACCTGTTGCCGGCAAGCTGGCGGCGACAAGTCGATTGCATGGGCTGTCTGGTACGCGCCGCACGGTTGACGTGGTGCGGTCACGGCTCCGGCGAGGTGATTTGTATCGACCAGGAATACTACAGCAGAGTGCGGCGGGAGTGCCACCGGTGTACGCTCTCGGCGTGCGCCACCTGACGCGCGGAAAGCGCCTCGACACTGGACGAATGTCCGACGAGACCTGGTGCGGGCGGGTCTCGTTGAAGGTCGGAACCGCGGTCGCCGACACGGACTGCCTCGATTGCCTCGACGCGCTTATCCGTGCAGGGGACGCGGCGCGTCGCAGGAGAACTCAGCTTGCCAAAGACACAGACCGGTAGCGCCTACGGGTGCGGAAGGGGCTGCTCCGCACCCGGGGTGCCGGGCGCAGCTGCGGCTGCCCGGTGGTCGATCGGAACCACCGTGTCGAAAATGAAAGTCACGGACTTGATCACGTTCGGGGCCCCGGCGCCAGACCCCGAGGCGGGGATCGTGGCCAACAAGCCGACCTGCTGTCCGGGGGAGCTTGTCGTAGCCGACACCGGAACACTGACATAGAAAATACGGTTTGCAGCACCCGGTGCGGCAGGCTCGACGACAAGCGAACCAGGTGCCGACATCGTGATGGCCGTCGTGCTGTCGACGTTCCCATCGTAGTCGGTGAGAACGATGCCGATGATGGCGTAGTTTCCCTTGTGGATCTGTGGATTCATGAGGTGCCCACGGTCACACGTGGGTGATTCGTGTGTCAACAAAAGCGAACGTGCGAAAGGCTGCAGGGCATGAAGATCGCAACGAGACCGATGTGCGTGGTTTCCGGGATGGCTGTCAACAAGGATGGCCGAGTCTTGATGGGGAAGCGGCGGGGCGTGGGGAAGCGGCCCGGTCTCTGGGAGCTTCCCGGCGGAAAGGTCGAGGAGGGCGAGACGTCGCAGGATGCCCTCACCAGGGAGTGGAAGGAGGAGCTGAACCTCGGCGTCGTCGTCGGCGATTGGATCGCGACGACGCCGATCCTGGACCTCGAGGTGCAGTTCGTCGTCGAGCTGTATCACGTCAATCTCGACACGGGTTCGCTCGAGATGCTCGACCACGACGACGTGGCGTGGTGGGACCCGGCCTACGTGGTCGAGCGGCTCCCCTGCTCGCCGGCGTTCTACCTCCATTACCCGGCGATCCGAGCGTGGCTACTGCGCCGGCGGGACGCGTAGGCCTGCTCGCCGCGGTCCGCGCCCGGGGCTCGGACGCTCGAGACCTTCGAGACGCGGCCCACGAGGCGTGTCACGCGCTGGACGTTCACCTCGAGCCGCCATGGACGCGGACGCGAATCCACCAGGCAATCACCGATATCGTCGAGAACGAGCCGGAGCACGAGCGCGAGCGATTGGTCGGCTTCGAGCTGAAGGCCCGAGCGGTCGAGCACGTGATCTGCGTGTCCCACGACGTGCCGCACGATCTGACGGCCTGGTCGAACACGATGTGGATGGAGACGGCGTCGTCCCTCGGAATCTTTATCCCGCGACCCGAGACGTTGCCGAGAATGCTCGAACAGCTGACGAGGACGCCGGCGATCCGCGCGATGGTCGCGCGCATTCGGCGACTTCGATAGGGGATTTATGAATTTCTGTGGAGAGGAGTACCTGACCGCCGCGCAGGGTGGGCACGTGCCCGACATCTTGTCGCTCGAGGAAGCCTGGGCGTGGTTCCCGCTCGCCATGGAGCGCGCCAACCTGGGCATCGGACACCTGATGAGCCGCCCGGGGTTCACGCTGCGTCTGTGGGAGGGTGGCCAGACCGTGCTAGCCCAGGCACGGATGACCTCGTGGGAACGTGAGGGGTACATCAACCGAGGGCTGCTGCGCCGGACCTCCTGGCCGCTGCTGATCAACGGCATCACCCACATGATGGACCGGAACAGCGGGGGCAAGCGGACACCATCCTGGTGCAAGGCGTACCGCGTTTCCAAGAAGGACCAAAAGTGGCTGGAGTCCCGCGGCCGGGATGTCGACTGCATGAGCTGCCTGGCGACCGGACGCAGCGACTCGAAGCACCACTGCCGTGAGAAGTTGGAGGCGATGGGATGGACGGCGTCGATAAAGTGGATGCCCAATCCGGGTATCTGGTCTCGCGGTGGAGGAAGCATTGCCAGCCATCCGCGAAACCCACCCGGCCGGTTCGAAGGTGAGGATGAAATTCCCGTGGAGGAGTTCATCCAGGACTAGCGCTAGGACGCTCTGTGCTGGTAGGTTCCCCGCGATGACCGAGACCAAGCGGACCATACTCGAGCGCCTCGACCGCAACGTAAAGTTGTTGCTGTCGTTGGTTCCCGGCGAGGTCCTGCTGGTCTTCGGGCTGCCGAAGACCCGCACCAACCTACCGCAAGGAACACCGAACATGGCCAAGACCATCACCGACATCCAGCACGTCTCCGTCACCCTCGCCGAAAAGGACGCCGCCGGCAACACTGTCCCGTTCGACTTCCCCACCCCGCCGGTGTGGACCACCTCGGACGACACGATCGTCACCGTGTCGGTGAGCACCGACGGCAGCAACGCCGACGTCGCGACGACCGGCAAGCTGGGTGACGCGCAGATCACGGTCAACGGCACGACCGCGGACGGCCGCCCCATCATCGGGCGAGGCGACCTCACCGTGACGACCAGCGCGCCGACCACGATCGAGCTGGTGTTCGGCGACGCGGCGGACAAGTAGTTCGGTCTGGGCCGCCCGCCGAAAACGGGCGACCCCTTTCTACTTTTGGATCTGACTGCGCAGTCGGGCGGATCGAACCCGGTGGTCGATGTTCGTCTCGACCTCCTCCACGATCTTGGCCTCGCCCTCGGTGCAGCGCCTGACGTACTCGGGGACTAGACCTGGGTGCTCACGGGACCAGGCGGTCTTCACGTCCTCGTGCGCACGGACAGCATCGGGCGACTCGTAGTCCACGGACACGCGCATGCGGCCCGTCGGCTGGAATCGCCACTTGTCGTCGGGGATCGGAAACCTGTCAATCGTCCTGTTCTGACCGACGTTGGTCGCCACCAGGGCCCCCGTGCGCAGCTGCGCGGCCAGGCGCTCCAGCACCGAGGCGATCATCCCGCCCGTGCTGTGCGCAACCGAAACGTCGATGGACAGACCGTGCCGGATGCGGACCGCGGCCAGGCGCTGCGCGATCATCCAGTCGGGATCCGTGGCGGTGTCGCCGATGAAGTCGACTTTGCCCTCAACGCGGACGATCGGACACGCGGCGACCCGGCGGCGGTATTCAGCATGGCTGTCGCTGACGGCCTCGACGCCCAGGTCGGCGACGCTGCCGGTCGGAGGCGGTCCCTTCGTCGTTGGGCCCATCACGGTCCCGCTCAGCACGTCGTAGTTGAGCTGCCGGGTGTCGAACCGACGGACCCAACCCTCCAAGGTGTCCGCCTCCACCACGAGCCCGACGGGAACGCCGTCGAGCGCGAGCAGAAGAGTCCCCGACCCTCTCATGTCAGCGTGAATGTACATGACCAACGATCACACAAAGGAAACGCGATGACAATCTCGTACACGAAGCTCAAGTCCGGTGACTGGGGCATCCGAAGCGACCAGGTGATCAAGGAAGGAGAATCTGTCTCGGTCACCGTCAAGACCGGCGCCAAGGCAGGCCAGATCAAGACCGAGACGGTCAAGAAGGTCATCTGGACCGACAACAAGGTTTGGCTGGCCGCTATCGAGAAGAAGGATGCGCCTCCGCGCGGCACCGGCGGCGGCAAGTCTTACGAATGCGAGGAGTGCGGCGATCGCGTAACGCCCGGCAGTCGGTGCTGGGAGACAGGAATGACCCATTGACGACAGACACGGACCTCGAGGCATCCCTAGGGTTTCACAACAACCCCATCGTGATGACGCTGACCTTCCCCCTCAGCGAGGGAACGTTTCACGATCAGGTGACGACTTCCATCGAGGGCGGGTCCAACTACTGGGCACGCATTGATGTCGGCGAGCACCAGCCGGGCTGGCGGAACTACTTCACCGCGAAGTACACGATCATCGAGATCAGCGATGAGAAAGCCGGCGCCGTGCAGGGCCAGACCTACGAGCTGTCGCTCGACAAGCTCAAGGCGGGGCTGCAGATCGTCGCCGACAAGTACCCGCACCACTTCAAGGACATCATCGAGCAGAGCGGCGACGCGACTACGGCGGACGTACTCGTGCAGTGCGCGCTGTTCGGGGAGATCGTCTACGGGTGACGCGCACCGCGTGTCTGAACCGATCCGGTACGTTCCGATGCGCGTGCGGACCGACGACAGAGTCACGCACGCCGCGTACCCGGAGTGGCGGCCCCTCGAGGCCCGATACGCGCGCACGTATTGCGACCAGCGCGTTCATTTCGACAAGGGCTTGAACGGAGAGGGGTCGCGACGATTCTGCTTTCGGATCGAAGACGACGCGCTGGTTGACTGCATGACCTGCCTGACGAGACAGGCCCGACAGGAGCCCTGGTGACCGACGACAAAAAAGACGAAGTGACCACCGAAGAGTTCGACGCGGCGCTCGAGATTCTTGTCGACGAGATGAGCGGCGCGCAGATCCTCGCCACGCCCGGCGCCTACGAGGTGTTCAGTGAGGCGCTCAACAACGAAGCAATCAAGCGCGCGAAGGAAATCAAGGAAGAGGAGGACGAGGATGACGAAGAGGACTGACTTCAAGCCGCCGGAGGTGCTCGACTTCCGCCGGGACGACCGCAGGGAGCTGTCGACCATCATCACGGTGCACGCCGACTACAAGGGCCACGCGTGGATCTACGCCGGCGACGTCAACATCACCGAGCGCTCTAACCAGCGGGGGTCGTGGATGATCGAAGCCAAGAACCATGGCGCCACTGATTTCGAGCACGACACAGCCGTCCTGTTCCGCATCGGACTCGCGGGCGTCGTGTTCCGCATGGCTAGTGATGGTCGGCTCTGGATCGACGCGTTCATCGCCGCCGACGATCCCGGCGCGTTCCGCGTGCCCCTGCCCGGCTGGAAACAGCTCGAGGGCGCGACCAAGTGCACGCACACGCACTGCCGGACCAAAGATACGCGGCATCTCGTGGTCGACGAGGGCAAGTATGTCCCACCACCGAACCCGGCGCTGTTCGACATGCTCCGCGGCCTGCGGGTCGAGATCGTCACAGGGAGAACAGTATGACGACATACATCGTGTTGTTCGACGACGTTCATGGCAGAAGAACCCACGGTGTCACGCGAACGCCCGTGGAGATGCTCGCCGAACGGATCAACGACGGACAGATGTCGACGGCTCAGCTGAGCGGCGTGAAGGTCATGGAGCTGAGTTCGACATGTGACGTGGATGCCGAAGTCAAGGACCTCGCGACGCGCCTTCGACAAGCGGAGAACGCGCGTATGAATCCCGAGGTGCTTCGGAAGCAGATCAAGAAGAACAAGGTCACACCAGAGGAGGTCGAGGCGATCCGCCAGCTGCTTCAGCGGCGACACCCCGACGAGAACTACGACTCGCCATGGCCTGAGAGCGTACGGTGACCGCGGAAGTCGCGCACTTTCGCATCACGGGCCAGGCGTTCACGCGGCTGATCCAGGCGCGCATGCTGGACGACGCACCGGACGCGGCCTACCGCCTAGCGACCAGCATCGGCTCCGGCGACCCGGCGGTCGACGACACCATCCCCAAGATCGCGCAACGGCTATGCGACGGCAAGGCCGCGCTCGAGGGCGACGAGCGCTCGATGCAAGTGGTGTCGAAGGCGCACCGGAAGTACCAGACGCGGATCGCGTGGCTGCACGCCGGGCGCATCCGCCTGCGAGACCGCTGGTGGCAGCCGGTCGCGTACGTGCAAGACGTCGGGCCGATGGACCTCAAGAACGACCACGGGATGCTGACGTACACGCCGCCCGGCGGTCGAGGCATCAAGAACCGCGGTTGGCACTACTGCGGCAAGGACGAGATCGTCGTCGACCACGTCTCGTACAAGGACCCCGAGAGCCCGCACTTCGAGCGCGAGGTCATCTTCCGCGCGTGCGTGGAGCGCCCGCACTGGCACCAGCCGCCGGCGCGGCCGCAGGAGGCGCTCGAGGAGTACCTGGCCGCCGGGCGCACGCTCGAGAAGCGCGGGCACTCGACGTCGTACGGGCACGACCCAGAGCGCTGGCCGCCGGGGTACTCGATCGCCAAGCCGCGCCAGCCCAACGAGAAAGCCATGCGCCGCAAGCTCGCGGAGCAGGAGCAGGAGGCGCGGGAGAAGGCCGAGGAGGAGTCCCGCCTGCGGCGCGTCGCGGACCTTCGCGCGCTCATCCTCGCGCAGGCGGGTGACGATCTGATCGAGCTGGCGTGGGAGGCCCGTGGCGAGGTTCCCGCGGGAAAGGCGATGGTCCCCCGCGCGCCGTTCTTGCGCTGGGCCTTTGCGAGACTGAAGTACTACGACCAATTCCTTCCCGAGTGGAGGACGATCAGTCCGTCGGGCATGAAGATGGCGCTGGACGAGCCAAACCACACCGATTGGGTGATCGGTGGCGGATTCGACCCTCTGGACCGCGACCTCTACTGGGGCGGCGCAAAGGCCGAGGCCGCCGGTCGCCTGCACAGCCGACTGCAGGATGAGTTCGAGGACCGCGTGCGCGCCGAGGAGGAGAAGGTCACGACCCTGGTGACCGGGGCCAGGGTCACGGGCGTGGTCGTCCACGGTCTTCCGGGCAAGACGCCCGCTCCAGGGCTCGTGGTGGTCGTCCCGAATCTGCATTCGAGATACCTGTGGGCAGTGCAGGCCGCGGCCGCGGTGATCAGCGAGGAGGGCGGCGAGGTTGCCCACCTCGTGCAGGTGGCCCGCGAGCAGGCCATCCCGGTGGTTCGAGCGGAGCGGGCCCTCCAGCGCTGGGGCGAGGGCGACGTCGTGGAGGTGGACACCGAGGCGAGGACGGTGCGCGTCGTCAGCCGGCGGATCGTCGAGCCCGACTAGGTGCTCTTCATCTTCAACGTCGCGGGGTCCGACCCGAGGTCGGCCTCGAGCCCGTCGAGCGGCCTCGACACGCCCTGGTCGTGCTGCCAGCCCAGCGATGGCAGCCTCAGCGTGGCGCTGGCGTGATCCACGGCCCTGCCGAGGGTGATGAACTCCTCCACGGCCTGGCGCGTGGCCTCTCGCGCGGCGGCCGCGTCCCCGACCTCGCAGGCGCGCTTGACGTTCTCCATCAGCGCGTTCACGCGGGTCGCCTGCTCGTTCGCAATCGCGCCCACGTAGGCGAACAACGCGGTCTTGGCCTTGTCGTTGATTTGGCTCATGACCGACAGCCTAAACCCATGGTGTTTATCTCGTCAACATCAGTAACCAGCGCAAGCGTTCACGGGCATCGCGTTGCCCGCGAGAACAATGGGGCCCGTGATACCTGCACCCGTGCTCACCCCTTCGCACCGAAGGCCCTGCGCGGCCTGAGTTGACTTCGTGCGGCGAACCGAAAGCGATCCGACCCCGCAGTACGACCCGCTGGTCTTGACCACGGCGCGATGAGGGCCTACTGCACTAAGATCGGACACTTCGACATTCGTAGACCGAATCCCTGCGACACCGTCGCAGAGGATTCCGCCGGCTTGACCAGACCCAATCACCGACACGGCGTCAGCGACCCCGGGGGGCCCATCGTAAGTCACCACAATGTCGCTGATCGCAACACCCTGTATCCCGACAAACTGCAGCGCAGACGGCCCGGCGTGGTGAGTCATCACGCTGTCACGCACAGACACGTCCCTGGGGGCGCCGATCCTGTGCGAAACCTGCAAAACGGGGAGGGCACCTGCATCATCGGTTCGTGAATACCGTTCGTCGGAGAACGATGTTCCTGACCCCGTCTGCCACAGCGTGACGGTGGAAACGCCCGGCACGATTTGCTCCACCGTATTGTGGTCAAAACGACATCCGTCGCATCCATACAGGCCAAACCCACGACCATGAGACACGATGTCGTGCATCCACACGTTGGTCGCTCCCTGGATTTCTATCGAGATCGCGCTCCCTGGTACAGCCGGCATCCGATGCTCGTTGTGGTCTATTTCCAGACCGACTACGTCACCGGAGCCCTCACCATCGATATCCGGAGTCCGCATCGAAACAAACACGTTGTCATGGAATCTCGATGTCATGTGCTCTCCTGCGAGCGTTCCTCGCAGGCCGGAGTGCAGGCCGATGCCGCTTCGCCCGCTGCGGAGGAAAATTCCGTGGTCGATTTCGATATCGTACATCAGTCGATCAGGTGAGTACCCCACAAGCTGAATGCAATCCCCGCTTTTGGACCCCTCGGGGAGGTGATCGCACGTAAAGTGCGACAGGTGAAACCCTCGAAGTTGGCCGATCACGCGGACAACGTGGGTTTGTTCCACCGTGGTTCCCGCCGTGAACGCGGTCTCGAACCGCATGCGAGACATGCTCACGCCATCACCACCAGGCAGGAGACCTGTCCAGTCACGCTTGCCGTTGTCGCCGGAGAATCGGAGCACAACGTCCAAGCCGAAACCCTCGAGCATCGTGCCTGCAGGCACCGTCAACATAGTTATCGCGCGTGGAACGATTGGAGTCACCACGTCCCAGGTTCCGGTTGTCAGCTGCGCGCGAAGACCTGCACAGGCGTTGAGCCAAGCCTGGAGCGCGACGCGATCGTCTACGCCATCGCTTGGCAATGCGCCGAACTCGGAGGGTAGTCGAGTGCACGGGGCTTGCGTCAACGCAACCGCCGCGGTTCGAGGTGTGATCTGTTCGACGGGAACGGATGGTTGCCGCGCGGTGCAGGCCGACACCAGAAATACAAAGATGAGAAAATAGTTGCACATGTCACCAAGGTATATCGAACTCGATCCAACCCGAAGGAGAATTACGACATGGCAAAAATGACCCTGGTTTGCGTTCTGCTCGCATCTTGTGGCGTAGGCGAGCCTGCACCGATGTCTGGTGCGTGCGTCGACCGCGCAGCGCCCAACTTGTTCGACGGAAGCGCCGCAGACGTCCCCTTCAAGGAATGCCGGTGGCGGAGCCAGACGTGGATCTGCCGACTGGAGAAGAACGCGAACGCATGGCGCTGCGTGATGTTGTGAGCGCCAACGACCATCCTTCTGCAGCGGTCCCAGTCGCAACTGTGATCGACGTGACCCTTGGGCAGGCGCGCTTGCCAAGGCTCCGAGTCGCCATCGCGCTCCGGGACATCTCGGGCTGGAACACGCCGAACGGACCCGACGAAGATGACCTGCTCGCCGCGGTTTGTCAGGTGTTAGATGGTCAAATCAAGGTGCGTCTCGTGGACCCTCGAGCCACGCTACGCGCCCTTAGTGCATTGAAGATGGCAATCACGACGGCGATGGTCAGCTCGCGAACTGGGCCCGAAGAGCCTGCTGCTCCTGCGGCGGAAGCCCCGAGCGCGCGATCGCAAACTCCACCAGCGCGGTCTCCTCCCCGTGGAGGCAAACGGCGCGACCGGCGCCGGGCGCCTGCGAGGCGATAACCTGGTATTCGACGCTACCGTACCAGGCTAGCGCGCCATCAATCAGCTTGTTCATGGCGCCTAGCGGTGTGACATCTACATGCAAATCCAATGCGCCATAGCGTTGCATCGCCGCGACGTACAACGACCGCTGGTCGGACAGATTGTCCTCGACGTCGAGGCTAAACGAGATGTTGGGGTTGCCGCAGCTTGGCTCGTGCATCGCGAGCAGGCGCCGCAAGAACTCCGCGGCTCCTACAGCATCCAGCCCCAAATCGTGGATCTGAACCACGTCGTCATGGCTGTAGCATTGCCCGTTGCACGACTCGTACTTCATCCGGAAAAGTTTTCTCACGTGGGACCTCCGGTCACGAACCATACAACGAAAAAAGAAAGAGAGAAATCATGAACATCATCGTTAAAGGTCATCAAGGCGTGTATGAGAACAACAAACACAAGGTCATCGAGGTGGACGTCCCTCTTGATGCATCTCGCTCCGCGCGCGTATGGCTGGTTAACGGCGGTTGCCGCGATCACGACGACAACAACAACCCCTTCCGCATGATCGTTGGAGCAACTACGCAGGAGGACGCGGCACGCGCATACGCCAAACAACGCAAGGACTTCGGCTGCGTACCTCCCACCATCTTCCGCGTCTTCCCGCTCGCCAGCCTCGAACCCATCGCGTTAACCGGGGTAATCGATGACGACGGCGACGAGGAGTGGTCTGCGTTCCAGGACGCGTGGATCGAGGTCCGTCTGTGACCCAGCGAGACACCATCCTCGGCGGCGTCGCCGTGCTGGTCGGGTTCGTGGCCGCGGCTACGGGCTACGTCAGGGCCATCCTCGCCTGGATCCGCGGGTTCGCCGTCGTCAGCGTCTGGATCGAGAATGACGTCGTCCGGGCGGTCACGTCGTACCTGCACGCGCAGGGCAGGCGTGGGGGCGGGCCGCGCGCGTACGCGGCGCAGACCCAGTACATGCGCGCCCACGGGCACAGCGAGATCGTACCCTACGAGGAGCAGGACCGGGCCTCGAGCATGTTCTGGTTTCGTCGACGCCCAGTCTGGGTGACCAAGGCGGACAAGCCGCTCCTGGATGGCCACATGTCGTTTCGCCTCTCGGTGCTACGCAGCATGCTCGATCCCGAGCGCCTGATCATCGACGCGTGCGCGTGGGCGAGCGAGGACCTTCGTCAGGTGCGCCAGCGGCACCACGTCACCCACCATCACGGTCGGTCCTTGTCGATGGATCGCGAGGGTGGTCGAGCGCCGAAGGCGATAAGCGGATCATCGAACCTCACCGTGCGAGGCAGTGCCCGACGCCTGCTGTGCCACGACCCGGAGGACATCGAGCCGCGGCCGACCCTCGAAGGCCTCGACGACATGGTCATGACCACCACGGTCCGAGGCGCCACCGAGGCGATTCGTCGATGGTTCGCCGATCGCGTATGGTGCGTCCGGCGCGGCATCCCGTGGAGGGCTGGGTTCCTCTACGAGGGCGCCCCGGGCAGCGGCAAGACCAGCCACGCGCGCTGTGTCGCCGTCGAGCTGGACCTGCCGGTTCACGTCTTCGACCTCGCGACCATGAACAACGAGGACTTGCGGAACGCGTGGCTGCAGATGGCCACCGACGCGCCGTGCATGGCCCTGATCGAGGACATCGACCGGGTGTTCAACGGCGACAAGAACGTCGCGCCGCCGTCAGGGATGCTGACGTCGGGCGGGCTCACGTTCAACGCGCTGCTCAATGCCATCGACGGCATCGAGCGCCACGACGGCGTGCTGCTGGTGGTGACCACCAACCACCTCGAGAAGGTCGACCCCGCGATCAAGGCGCGCAAGGGGCGCATCGACCAGGTGGTTCACTTCGGACCACTCGACCACGCAAGCCGCGCGACCCTGGCTCGCCGCATCGTCGAGGACCCCGAGCTAGCCGAGCGTCTGGCGATCACGTACTCGAATGAGCACACCAGCACGTTCGTGGCATCTTGCTGCGACGTCGCCCGCCGGGCGCGCTACGTGTCTCAGGTTGAACCCCCGATCAACCTCGGGCCGATGAGAACGTCGGCGCCGTGACGACGCGAGGCTACAACGTCGTCCGGGCCACACTGAACGGTATCACGCACACGGCCCTCCAGTGGATGAACAGCAGCGTAATCGCGAGCTGCGGGCAGCCTTGCGGGCTGGCGGAGATCTACGAAATCGGCATGGGCATAGCGGGCGTGCCAGCGGTCGACTGCATGTCGTGCCTTGTGGCGAAGGCAAGAACGTGGCAGCCGTAAAAGACCTGCTCGGCATCACACATCGGGCCCGGACCCCGCCCACAACGTTCTCCACGCGCGAGGGTGGGCTTCCAGGCCAGACCCTGTGCGTGAAGAACTTCTACTACGGCGTGCGAGGTCCCGATTCCTGCTCGTGGTCAGGGACGGTTCCAATGGACGAGGTCGACATGCAGGTCGACTGCATGACGTGCTTGGTTCGCGAGGCCCGGCAATGAACGCGGTCGAAGATTTTCATGGGGTCACCCACGCGGTGGTACTCGAGCCCAGTCACGAACTCGCGGGGTGCACAGCCTGCGACATCCGCTTCTGGACCGTGCGACGGGGCAATCCGCTCATGATCTCCTCGTACTGGTCCCGCCGCATGGCTGAGGCCGAGACCGAGGCCCTCGTCGACTGCATGTCCTGCCTTGTCAAGCTTCCGACCTATGATGAGGCATGCACCGAAGGGTCACCGCCGGAGAGCGGGACAGCTTGATCGCGGCGTATCTGGGCTGTCGAACGTGGCACAGGGAGGCCGACGTGATCGTCGGCGAGCACGCGGGGTGGCGCATCTGGCTTTCTACCCACGGGGATTCAACGGCCGGGTTCGCCACCAGCAAGGAGCGAGACGTCACCGTCGAGCTGACGCCGCCTGTCATTCGCGCGTGGCTCGCGCGCGTGCTGGAGAGATTCCTGCAAAACTAGGAGAATCACATGTACCTGATTGGCGGAAGAGGCCAGCCGGTTCGCACCCGCGACGGCATGGTTCACGTCGTCACGCAGATGACCACCGGCGGCTTTGCGAGCTTCACGGCGTGCGGCGTTGACTGGCGTCGTACGGCCGAGTACGCCTCGGACGACGCGGTGATTGATTGCATGACCTGCCTCGTTCACGAGGCCCGCCAATGACCCCGATCGCGCGAGGCCAGGCCATCGACATGCGGCTGTGGCCACCCTGTCCGCTGACGCACGCGTGCTGGCTGGGCGACGCGGAGAACGACGAGGGCGAGCAGATAGTCGTGGCCGCGTGCGGAGTGTGGGTCGAGGCCGAAGGCGCCTACGAGACCGAGGCGGACGTCAACTGCATGGCGTGCCTGGTCAACCACGAGCGGTATGATCAGGACCTCGATGAGCGCGCGTGACCTAGAGGCTTGGAAGAGCTACGACGGTCTGGTGGTTCACCTCGTGAACGACGTCGCTCCGTCCTGGACGTTGTGCGGCATCAGCATCCCCTATCCGCCGGGCTCTCGGAACACGGGATTGGGATACGACGTCGACTGCATGACATGCCTGGTACGTGCCAACCGGCCGTCCATCGAGGAAAGAATGGCAGCCGCGCTTGGGATGCCCAAGGAGTTCCTGTATGGCAGGTAAGGAGTCGGCGTGATCATCGTGACTTCCGACGGCATCTCGCACGGCCAGCCAGAGTCTCTTTGGGGCGGGAGCGCGTTCCGCCTCGACACGGCCTGTGGTCTAAAGTTTGGGTCCTGGACCTACGCGGGCATGAAGTACGGCGACGGCGACCCTGACAGCGACGGAGAACGTCCGGTGGTGACGCCCGGGTTCGAGGTCAACTGCATGACCTGCCGGGTCCGGCGGGCGTCGTGAGCGCGATCGATAAGCGTGTGACGCTCCTCGTCGACGGAATTACACACTGCGCGGGTCTAAGTTCCGGGGATGGTACCGCAGGAATGGCCTGCGGGCTCATCGTGTTCGAGCGAACGCTCGACGCGATCATGAAAATGTTCACCGAGGGCTCCGGCAAGGACGTCGACTGCATGGCGTGCCTGGTCGCCGAAGCCCGGAATTCGAGGGAATCGTGAGCGACATCAACTTCGAGAGCGAGAAGGTCCAGCGTGCGACATGGACAGAGCTTCGCAGCGTGCTGCTGAACGCCATGGTCGAGTCCCTGGCCCGCGCCCGCGCTGCGGTTCCGACCAACAACCCTCGCGATGCCCTAGTTCGGGACGGCATGATCCTCGACCAGATGCACATCATCCTGTGCGAGCTTGTCGGGGAGACCGAAGGCCAGATCCTGCGCACGACCATGCGCACCCTCGAGGGTCTGGTCGCGCAGCGCGAGGCGAGAGTTCAAACCGGTCTGGTTCGAGGGACCGGCGCGGCGAAGCAGTGAGCTTCGACGAGGTCGATGTCCCCGCGACCGACGACGAGGTCAACAAGTGGTGGAGCCGGCTCGACACCCAGCTGCTCGGCTTCACCGCCGCGGGGTACGAGGGCGTGGACGGCATGATCCACTGGATGGCGGTTACGAGGAACCAGGCAGGCTACGAGGAGCTGTACCGCCTGTGCTGGACGATGGATGACAACCTGCCGTGGAAGCGGACGCCCGGCGTGGACGTCAACTGCATGTCGTGCCTGACGTACGCGGCGAGACCAACGTGGAAGGACCCAAGCTGATGAGCAAGAAGAACGTGAATCAATACGTCAACAAGATGGTCGAAGAGCACGCCCTGAAGAAGTTGGCTGCCGCACCGAAGGGCACGAACGTCAAGCTTCAGGACATCGTCGACCACGTCGTTAACACGGCCAAGGTGAGAGGTCTGTCCAAGACGCGGGCTTACATCATGGTGGGCCGCGTGATGACGCGACTGAAGCGGGCCGGAACCGTCAAGTACATCGGAGGCCGTGGCTGGCGGCTGGCGGCTGTCGTGACCCCTCAAGACTGGTCGTCAGCACCGAAGACCTCCGTCGAGATGCTGAACGAGAAGGACCGCAAAGCTCAGCCGGTTGGCGCCGGGGTCGACTGGAGGGCATGGACCAAGGAGCTGCAGCAGTGGCTCGGCTCCCTCCTGGCCGACACCGCAAACCTGACGCCTGCGCAGTGGGCCAAGGTCCCTCAGGAGACCCGCGAGCTGGTCCAGGCCGCGGTCGAGCTGGAAGCGGAGGCGGCGGCTTGCTGCGGCTGACGGAGGCTTCTGGTGTGGTTCACTCGGCGAACTGGACGTACGGCGAGTGGATCGGACAGACCCACTGCGGCTACGAGTTCGCGACGCCCAAGAACCAGTGGCAGCGCTACACCTCGGAAGGCTTGCTGATCGCGGCTGAAGCTCCGTATGGCGGGACTCGCAAGATGATCGTGCTTGGGCACGTCGCCGACGTCAGCTGCATGACCTGCATCGTCCGAGACTCGACGTGAGGCGGCTGGTGGGCGAGGGCATCGTCCACGCCTTCTCACACGTCGAATTCTCTGTTGCGAGAACCGCGTGCGGCATTGAGTTCAGGCAATACCAGCTGACCTACGAAGACTCCAGCTCGTCGCTGCGTTTCTGGCATCGCGTGACCAACCGACCCGACGGGCCGCACATGCTGCACGAACGGGAGCACGCAGGGGACGTCGACATCGACTGCATGGCGCGTCTCGTTGCGATGCGAGACTGGAAGGAGGAGACCTGATGCTCTGGATCAAAGAGAACTACGTCAACATGACCAAGGGGATCCGCTACAGCGAGGTCGGCTGGTTCGAGACCAAGTTCGCCGACAACGAGCTTCGACCCTTGCTCAAGAGCATGACCAAGGAGTTCGGCCGCGTGCGCTCGATGTGGCGCGACAAGCCCGGCGGAGGCCGAGAGCAGGCCGGCTGGGTGTTCGAGAAGCGCGTCGAGTACGACGATGCGAAACCCGGCGCGCCGGCGAGGGAGCGCCTCTACCTGCGCGAGGTCTGGGTCGAGGTGTCGATCGGCGATCCACGGCAGCCCACCCCGTCGCCCGTTGTGGTCTCGCCGTGGGCATGAGACCGCTGCCACCGCGCAGCCAGTCTCACGGATTAGCCAAGAACCGATACCTCGCGGGCGACGCGGTCATCCTCCGCGGCCAGCGGATTCCCCTTCGCCTGCTGAAGGACCACGGCGTCACTCACGTAGTCGCGTGCTGTCCGCCGGTGCCCGAGGCGGCAGCCAAGACGGTGACGGCATGCCGAGGGGAGTCCGACGTCCCGTGGTCCCGTACGAGTCGATTCAAACCCTCAAGGATCGACTGCATAGGCTGCCTCGTCGCGATGGGACGGTTGTAGGCCGTGGTCACGTCCATAACCTACGTGAACGGCTCTCCGCTCGTGCTCGAGAGAGGCGTCGCCATCATGCGCCTGATGAAGCACGGCGGGGTCACGCACGCCGTCTGGCGAACAGTGCCTGACTTCATGGACGTGAACAACCCGATCAGGATCACCGAGACCCTGTGTCGATGGAGGACGAATCTGCCATGGCAGCACACGAAACGATTCCGGGAGACCCAGGTCAACTGCATGGGGTGCCAGGTTCGCCTGAGCAAATTATGAACATTATAGGCGAAATCCGGCTATTGAAGTTCCACGGGATCACGCACGCGGTGCGCGCGTTCTGTGAAGAGTGTCGAGCGACACCCAACTGCCCGGTGATCGGGCACGTTATTACGCTGTGCCACGCGGAGACGGACGTGCCGTGGCGGAACACCAGCAAGCGAAGGCTTTCTAAGGTCGATTGCATGGGATGTCTCGTCGGGTTGAATAGGTTATGCGCTGGGTGATCGCGTGGCGCGAGCATCTGGTGCTCGATGAGCCCGTGGGCCAGCGTGCGCCCGAGACCACGAACTCGGTCGAGGCCGCGAAGAGGTTCGCGACGTGGAAGGATGCGCGCCTGTGGGCAATGGGTCTGTGGGGCGATGACGTATTTGAAAATACACCCTACGCGTTCATCATCTCGGTCGATCAGCTGACCGCCCTGCGCGACTGGCGCTCGCGGCACGGCTGCCACTGGCGCATGTGGCTCAAGAAGGAGTGGGACCGGGGAGACTGCAGGCCCGAGCTTCGCCAACTGCGCAACGCGCTCGGATCGGAGTGGCTGTACAAGCAGAAGCTCGTGCGATGACGTGGACCGACGGCAACGGCGTGACGCACGCGATGGTTGCTCGGGAGGGTTACTTGCAACCAGGGACCTGCAGCCGCCGATGGAATGCGGTGACCTGGTGCGGCTTGTACGGACCCATCGGCGCGAAGACGTCGTCGGAGCCGACCGACTGCATGACCTGCCTGGTCAAGGAGAAATGACAATGGAACAACGATACGCAAGAAGCCCCGATGGGACCTTCGTCTACAAGAAGATCGAGCTGCCCACGCTCGGCGCGGTCACGGTCATTGAGAACGAGCGGCTGGCATGGCTGCTCGAGTACTCGACGTCCAACCCGACCGGAGCGTTCCCCAACAAGATGTGGAAGCGGCTCGACTTCGAGTTCGGTGGGTGGCTCATCTGCGAGTACGTCGACCACCCGACGGATCCCAACCTGCTGCGCACCCACGTCCGCCGCGCGGCGTCGCCGGAGACCGTGGGCTTGGTCGCCGAGGGCGTGCTGTGGTTCATTACATGAAGCTTCAGCGCGAAGTCATCGCATCCGAGGGTCCATGGCTCAAGAAGACCACCGCGACCTACCGCACGCGGCGCAAGGCCATCGAGCGCGGCCGGCGGTTCATGGACAAGATCCAGGCGCTGGTCTACGAGGGATGCGACGCCGACGCGCCTGACGTCGTGGACGAGCTGCGGCTGCTCATCAAGGAATTGGAGAAAACCCTGTAATGTTCGACATGGAACGCTTCGGCATGCCCATCATGGTCGAGGCCCACGGCGCGCGTTGGATCGCTGTCTACCGTGTGTCGACGAACGACACGCATCACTCGTACATCGCGGTGCCAGCCAACGAGGAGGGCACCGCGACGCAGACCTTGCCGCAGCCATGCTCACTGATCCTGGTGCCGCTTTCGACACGGGAGTTGGAGAGTGTGTGGAGACGCAAGGAGCGAGAAGCCGCCGAGGACGCGGCGCGAAAGGGAAACAATCCGTGAAGGACATCGACAAGGAGCGCCTCGACGTCGCGTACGCGATGGTCGACCGGCTGTACCGGGGCCTCAAGACCAAGCCGCTTCGAGGTAAGGAACTGCGCCGCATGAAACAGGTGGAGATGGCAATTCAGCACCTCGAGGCCGCGAGGATGCTGTGATCACCGGCAAGGAGACATTTCAAGGCCTGAGGTTCAAGGACGGCCGCAACGTCATGCATCGCGTGAAGCATGGCGCCGAGAACCGGAACGTCGGCGGCGCCGACATCCTGACCGCCTGCGACCTGCGGTACAACGTGATACCCAAGATCAGCCTACGGAAGCGCGGGGACGTGAGCTGCATGGTGTGCCTAGTCAAGGACCGATGACCCTGCCGACGTTTCCTGGCAGCAACGGCGTGCGGCACCTTGCCGCGCAAGAGGACGCCTTCCTGATCGAGTCGCACGTCAGGGACGCGCGCCCAAGGGTCTTCGTCATCAAGTCCGCGTGCGGCCACGAGTACGCCGTGCACGGGTCGACCATCTCGGACACGGTCGACCCCGACTGCATGACCTGCCTGGTTCGCGTGGCCCGATGACGCCCGCGGTCAGGGACGACAGGCCCGTGGTCGTCAGGAATCGTCGATTCGACCCCAAGATCGCGCACGGCTGGGTTCGGTTCGACAACGGGTGGGTAGCCCTGACGTGTGCGAAACTAGGAGAGGCCTTCGCGCCCGGCGACTACGAGTACCTCCCCGAGGGGACGGACGTCACCTGCATGGCGTGCCTGATGCTGAGGAAGCCGTGAAGGGCCGCAAGGACCTCGTCTGGGTCGACCACGGCGGAATGACCCACGGGCTCCGCGAGTACGAGCGCTGGGCCGACAAGGTGACGCGCTCGGGAACAACCTGGTGCGGGATAGCGCTCTACCTGACTTACCATCGGCTGCGCAGGCTCCCCGCGACGTGCATGACATGCGTCGTGACCGCGGCCCGCGAATGATTACGCGGTAAACTAAGGAAGCTTCGATGAAGTTAACCAAACTTGGTTGCGGAGAAATTCGTCGGGATGCGTAAGCCTCGCGAGAACGGCTGGCGCGATCCCTTCGGGGTCACGCATCACATCTGCACGCGTCGGGTGAACTCCTACCATCCGACCACACGAACGGCGACCTGCGGCGCCTCGCTGACCGTGGCAACCCGCGCGCGGTTCGATGCGGTCGACTGCATGACCTGCATCATCCGCGTAGCCAGGCGGACGCGCCTGATGCCCCGAAAGACTCCAAACCGTGCCACGCCAAGCTGGTGGACCAAGGGCGGAGACCGTCACGTGCTCAGCCAAAACAACCCCTGGCGAGCGGTGTGCGGCGCGAGCCTTCGTACGGCGTACGGCAGCGGGAACCCACCGAACTGCGTACCCTGCGGCGGCAAGCCGGACTCCATGCCCCAGACCATAAGCCTGCAGGGCCCGGACGGCATCCGACATGCGCTACGACCCGACATGCTGAGGTTCGAACGCCATGCGCCATGCGGCGCGGGATTCATGATGGGGATCGAGGTCGTCAAAAAGCCGCCGAACTGCCCAGACTGCCGAGCTGCGATCACCAAGGCGCAACGCGCGCAGGAAAGAAAAAGCCGTGGACGACTCCCGCAACGACGATGACCCCCAAGGCGGACACGACGTCCTGTGCTGGCGCACGCCGGACGGCGTCGGCCACCGATTCGACGACGACACCTATTCGGGTGGTGGTTGCGAAGCAACTCCGTCCGAATGGGCGACGACCTGCGGCGCCAACCTCGAGCACGGCGTCCCGGACCTCGACGAGCCGATGGACTGCATGACGTGCATCGCGCTCACCGTGCGGCGGAACGTCCGCTGCTGGCGAGGCCCCGACGGGGTCGGGCATCTGCTCGACGACGAGGCCTTCGTCGACGCCGACGGGAAGCCCCAGGACTGGAATTACCTCGACGGCTGGCTCACCTTGTGCGAGGTCATAGTTGAGGACATCGAAGGGGACCGCAACAATCCCGTCGACTGCATGTCGTGCCTCGTGGCGGAGGCCCGCCGTGCCGCCGCGTAGCTCGATGGCCATCACCGTGCTCAAGCCCAACAGCTGGAACAATGCGGTCGACGCTCAAGACGTCGTGCATCACGTGTTCAGCTATGCAAACTCAATGAATCTGTGCGCTGCACGATGCGGATTTGAAGCCCGCTGGAGCCACGCTTCGGGAACATGGCCCCTGGCCAACGTGACGTGGACCAAGAAAGATTTGACCTGCATGACCTGCATCGTTTGGGAGGTCCGCCATGCCGCTGATTGACATCACGTCACGAACTTTGGCGAGCCTAGCCAGGGTCGCCGAACGCGAGAACGTCGAGCCCGACGTCCTTCTCGACCGCTGGTTGCAGGAAAAACTGGACGACGATCTTCGCCGACGGATGCTCGAGGCCACAGGCGTTAACGTGCCGAACCCATCGATCATCCTCGACAAAACATGCGCGGTTACGATATACGACATGCACGTTCGCTTGATGTCCGACGGACGTGCGCGAGGCTTGTGGATATCCCTCAAGGACGAGAGTCCAGATCGCGAACGGAACATTGGCAAGGTCAACGAGGGTGCGCTGCTCGAATGGCCAGCGGCCAAGGCGTTCCATGTAGCGATGGGCAAGGCCATGCAAGGTCGGCGGTGACGCAGCCGATGGAACTCACAGTCGACTGCCGCGGCATCGTGCACATCGTGGCGTGGGGAATCACCACCCGCCCTAGCGAACTGATCACCGAGTGCGGCATCACCGCGCGATGGAAGCACCTCACCTTGTGGTGGAGCCCCGCGGTCATGTCGCTCCCTGAGGACACCGACGACGTCGCCACGTGCATGACCTGCTTGGTCTCGGTGTCGAGGCCGCGATGAGCGTGCGCATCGAGAGCACCGGCATGATCACGCACGCGGACACTATCGGTGGCATCACCACGTGCGGCATCTTGTACAGCACCGAAGTCGTCCCGTGGCCCGCGGTCTATCGCATCATCGGGGGCACGGAATCCACCGACCCCGTGGACTGCATGAGCTGCCTGGTCCAGGAGATGCGCGGCGCGGCCGACAGGATCACCGTCAATTTTACCATGACGCTGCCGGGACTATACACGCTGGAGTTTGACCCGTGAACATCAGTCGTATCGGCGGGACATCGGAAGACCGCCGCGTGCGCCTGGCGGGCGACGTGCTGACGCACAACGTGGTCTGGGCGGACGACGTAGGCGGCTACACGGAGTGCGTGGCTGACTTCGCATGGCGAGCAGAAGACCAGCGGACCAACGCTTGCGTCGTCGCCGTGGTCGTCGAGGACGAGTGCGACTGCATGACGTGCCTGGTGCGTCCTTTGCGTAAGGTGATCTTCAACTCCTGCCAGAGCATCGGCGTGTCGGTAGCCAACGTTGCCGCGGTCAACAAGATCAACTTCGTGAGCGAGGAGATGAAAATCAAATGATCGAAATCAAGCACGATGTATACGGTGAGGGCGCGGCGATTGCATACGGTGCCTCAACCGCGATCGCGGACCTGTTGTCGAAAGACGTCAAGGACCGATTCGAGAAGGCGTTCCACGAAACAATGGTTTCGTGGCTGATCTACAGCAATCAAGAAGGTCGAAATTGGGCGCGAAAGATGATCGAGATCGTCACGGCCTGTCTGGACCGCGGCGCTACCCCGGAGGAGGCCAGAGACGAGATCGAGCGCGTCGCTAAGCGGCTGGGCTACCTGTGACGCGGGTCCCCCGGCTCCAAGGCGAAAGCGCCCCGACCACGCTACGGAGCAGCGGAGCCATGGTGCACCTCGCGCTGTGGTCCACGCTGCTGTGCAGGACCCGGTGCGGCATCGAATTTCAAGACGACGCCGCAAAAGTTGACGAGCCGGTCAGCTGCATGACCTGCCTGACGCGGGCCGAGGTCTTCGAGGTTCCTCTCCGGACGAGCAAACCAAGCCTCAACCACTTCGGTGATATCTGCTGGATGATGCAGAAGTTCGGGCCGCCCTACGATCACATCACCGAGTGCTGCTATGCGGAAGACCCGTGCAACTACCACAAGCTATGAACCTAGAATCCGCCATCGGCGTAGTCTATTGCTTGATCGCTCTCATTCATCTGGCTGCGATCGGCGTCATCCGGCACGTGCGTAAACGTTTCCATGACCCTGAGGAAGTCGCCGTATTCGCGTTCGCGTGGCCTATCGTGGATGCGCTGTGGCTGGCTCGCCAATGGCGGTCGTGAAGGACCGTGAGCAACGTCCGCCTCATGGGCGACGCCCTCACGCACTCCGCGAACGACGTCGACCTCAACTACGAGCTGCGCGCGTACACCGCCTGCGGTATTCGGACCGTCTGGAAGAACGACCCGAGCAGACGCGCGAAGGAGATCGTCGAGGTAGTCGACGACCCTGTCGACTGCATGACGTGCCTGATTCGCCTGGCGCGCCGGCCGGACCCCATCGCGTTCGCGTTCACCAACCCGTGTGGGGAGATTGAAGTCGCCTCTTCCGCTCCATGCTCGCCGCGTGATGGTCCCAGTGAACCAGGACTCCTCCAGCTGTTCCCCGAAGATGATCCGGATCGCCGTTGACGACGCGGACGAGCAGGTTGAGACCGAAGGCCAAGTCGCGGACGCGCCGGAAGTCGTGCCGATCGCCCATTGCATGAATGGTCCCGATGCTTCGCACCCGGCACTCCGCCAGCGCTCGCAACGCCTCCCGCGTCGACCTGCCGGTGCCTCTATCCGGATCACGCTCGAGGGGGTTGCCGTACGCACGGAGCCTGACGCGGGCCCTGGCCGCGAACGGCTCCCAGGGTTCGAGGCCCAGGCGCTCGCGCATTTGAATGGCCACGGCCTCGATCATCACCTGGTTGAACATGAGACCAGGGTAACATGCTTATAGGATAAGAACATGAGCGCGAAGCCCGTCGACGTCGACTGCATGGCCTGCCTGGTGACCGGCGTGACCACGCCCATCGGCTGGCGGGACCCCGGCACCGGCATCGTCCACCGCGTGCGATGGCGCGTGCGTGGCGGGTGCTACCGGCTATGCGACTTCCAGTCCGGGGAAGGCAACGACGAGATGCGCAAAGGGGCCATATTCATCGACACCAACACCCTAATTTCGGTGGGAGAGCCATGAATGTCTGCATCTCGAGCACCGGCATCACACACGCCCGGTACAGCACGCGCCAGATCACGCGATGCGGGATCCAGTACGTTCGCAACGGCCAGTACGTGATCGGCGACATGGGCGACCGGCCAATGGGCCATCAATCCGACGCAGACGTCGACTGCATGACCTGCCTGGTGAAGCCCGAGTGGCTCTTCGTCGAGGGGCGCGAGCCCGCCGTCACGTTGGTAGGCTCGATCAAGAAGGGACCGAACATATGAAGCCTATCGGCAGCGAGATTTACTGGAGCATGATGCCAGCCGATCCTCCCGCCGTCAGGGCCGGGGACGCTATGGTTCACCGCGTGGTGGAGTACACGCGCCGCGGCGAGATGTTTGAAGAGGCTCTGTTCGAGTGCGGTGCCCGTGCCCTGAGGAGCATGGCCGTGGAGACCACCGACGACGTGGACTGCATGGGCTGCGCGATCCGCAGGACGTCTCGAGCGTCGGAAGGCGAGATGATCGAGTGCACCATGCGCATGTGCATGTGGGCGGTGCCATGAGGAACGAGCGAGTCCGCGCGCTCGGCGTGCCGCTGCGCAAGCACCGCAAGTTCCGCAACCAGGTCCGCATCGGCGTGATCACCCACGCGTACAACAACGGGTACGTGAAGGCGCAGACGCTATGCGGCATCTCCTACACGCACAAGGAGCACCGGAGGCTGTGGCCCGTCGAGCTGGCCACGCGGACGTCGAGGGACGTCGACTGCATGTCGTGTCTCGTGAAAGCGGGGCGATCGTGACGCGCCGGGCGACGCTGCAGGAGATCCGGGAGCAGCAGCGCCAGCTCGCCGGCCTCGATCCCTCCTACGACCGAATCCTCCTGGCCTGCCAGGGCAAGCTCCGTGTCCGGATCGGCGAGGTCACCCACGGGCACGACGGCCGGACGGGCCTGCCGCGCACCCTGTGCGGCATCCGCTGGGTACCCAACCTCATGATCCCGCCGACGTTCCCGCAAGGGATGCCGACCGAGGTCGAGGTCGACTGCATGACCTGCCTGGTGCTGGAGGCGAGGTCGTGAACGTCGTCATCGACGGCGACGTCGTCACGCATCGCAAGATGGTCCTGGGGCTCGAGAGGCATCGGACGGCGGCTTGGATGTCCCACACGCTCTGCCGGGTCTGGTTCGTCGAGCGCGAGCATCCGCTCGAGGCAGAGGGCCTCGTGCCCAAGGGAGACCCTCGGAGCAGGAGGACCGAGGGTCCAGTCGACTGCATGATCTGCCTGGTCCGCGAGGCAGAGCTGTAATGAGGCATCTAAGCTTGGATACAATCGTTCACCACGAGAACCCGTACGTACTGTGGTTGGCGACTCTGTGCGGCTTACGAATGACGCCTGAGGACCGCGTGCGCTTGCACTTTACGGTGACCAACGCCCCCGTCGACTGCATGACCTGCCTGGTCCTGATGGCGCGAGAATAGACGCAGACAAGGAGACACGGACATGACGCAAAACGAAACCGAGAGCGTGAACGACATGATCTTGTTGTTGAACAGCGAGGCGTCCGACGTCGAGGTCGCGGCCAAGATAGTCGAGACCTTGGAAGCCGTTCCCACGGAGGGCATCAAACCCTGGCTCAAGGCCTTCGTGTCGAGTGCAGGCGAGACAGATCGCCTTCGACATGTCAACAACCTGATGACCAAGGGAGAACTCGGCGGGCGGTGGGGCTCGATCGTGCGTCGCATGAGCGACAGGGATCAGGAGTTGACCAAGGGCGAGGAGAGGTATGGGGACTTCCGCGTCTCGGTCAGCCACGTCACCCCGGCGAGCGAGGCCTTCCTCCGCGACTCAGCGAACCACGCAGGGCTCGGGCACCGCGTGTACCTGCTCGACGATGGTGGCGTCGCGATTCACCGGCCCAAGCTCAAGCATCACTGGTCCGCGCCGCCTCGATACGACGACTTCCCTGACGACGTGAGGGCCCTGATGCAGTCCAGGTGGGGCGAGGGCAAGAGCCGGATCGTGTTGTGCCAGGACGGCAAGATTCTCGAGGGCTTTCCGACGTGGCCGAGAACCGCCTAGCGAACGGCATCGACTGCATGTCCTGCCTCGTCAAGCTCGCTCGAGGTTGCCCGACCAACGGCGGCTCGATGATGCGTGGGCGGATCGTATGCGCCACGGTTCTAACCGACACACAGCACGACTCGGACAGTCTGATTGTCTTGCCCGCACACGTCTTTACGTATAGCAATACCCTGGGTCAATGGATGTCTTTCGAGCATTGGGTGCCTCGCAAGGCCCGGAGGAATCAGTGACGGATGTCGACTGCATGACGTGCCTGACCTCGCTTGCCACGGGACTCAACGACTCCGGTGAGCGGCTCACTGACGAAGGTCAAATCACGCATGCGATCTTCACCGTCCACGCGGACAAGGGACTGTTGGCGTGTTGGATGAAGAGAGCAGGCGGGGGCTGGGGCGGATCTCCAAGAGACGGAAGGCGAAACCTGCTCGTTCTCCGCGGCGGCGTGTGGTCATGAGTGTCGACTGCATGTCCTGTCTCGTCAAGCTCGCGAGCGGCTGCCCGACCGACGGCAGAACCATGGTGCACGGGCACGTCATCTGCGCCGTGACTCTCGCCGTGACCGCCAGCGTCCTGCCTGGCGACCCCGACAACTTCGTCGGCCTTCCGGCTCACGTCTTCGCGTGGAGCAAGATTGCCGTGCGCTGGATGTTCTTTAAGGGCCATCTGTCGTACTGGGCCTTGAGGGACCAATGACGGACGTCGACTGCATGACGTGCCTGGTCAACCTGGCGCGAGGGCTCGATGACGACTACGACACCTCGGTGATGCTCGATCGAATCAAGCACAAGGGCGTCAGCCATGCAGCCATGTACGAGATGGGCCCCGGCATCATTCGGGCCGCGTGTCGATACGAGCCCGTCCGCGGGAGCGGTAGAATCCTGCGCTGGCGGTTGAGGAAGGGAGCTAGCCTATGATCGACTGCATGGCCTGCCTGGTGGCCGAGGCGCAAATGCGCGCCGCCGATGGCCCCGTCCTCATCCTCGGCGCCATCACGCACGCAACGTACGCGGACTGGCTGGGCCAGGAACGACTGACGTGCCGATTCGACCGGAAGATCAACTTCCGCATGTTCTGGTACGACGCGGTGATTCGCGCGATGCGCGGGCTGCGGCCACGGCAGGCACCGCGGCCCTCTGTGTCTTGGGCGCGCTTCAAGATGGCCTTCCGCAAGCTCGCCAAGAAGCCGATGAAGTTTCCCGTGAGGTACGGACCATGACCATCGACTGCATGACGTGCTTGGTCAACCTGGGACGTGGCGCACCAGAGGCCGTCTCAACAACTTCGAGAGGTGGCATCGTGCACGCGGTATCTACAGTCTCATGGACAGCCAGCCACTTCATCACCTGCAGCCTACGAACGTACGAGCTAAACGGTCAAACCGGTTGGACAACGCGGTGTGTCGTGTTGGTGCGGTAATGACCGTCGACTGCATGGCCTGCCTGGTGGCGCTGTCCCGAGGCGTACCCGCCGGCGGCACTCACCGCGGGGACGACGGGATCACCCACGCCACACTACGCACGCCGACGAGAGCGGCGCTCGCGTGCACCATGCGCCGGGACTCTCGCAACCGGGAGCTGTGGAGCACCGCAGGGGCGACCTGGGTACCGCGATGAGCGACGTCGACTGCATGTCCTGCCTGGTGGCAATGGGGCAGGGCATGCCCAGCTCCGCCACCTACCAGGACTACGACCACATCACGCATGGCACCCTGATCATACGGCGCCAGGAGGTCGGGGACTACACGGTCGACTACCGTGATGCTCGCGTGCTGGCCTGCTCGCTCGCACAGCACGTGAGGCTAGGCGGGATACCCCTCCACGAGGTCAGATCGGTTCCCCGATGAGCGACATCGACTGCATGACATGCTTGGTTCGCGAGGCCCAAGGCCTACCATGCGAGGGTGCCTACCGAGACAGCAGGGGAACCACACATGCCACGCTGCTTTGGCTCGCCGGTGAGATGCACGTCACCCTGTGTACGCTCGCGTGGGATGGCTTCGGGTGGCTTGTTGCGGACGGGACTAAGCGGGTTCCCAGGTAGCCCCGGGCACCTTTCGAGGGAGTCCTCGGGAATGCCCGGCGGGGAGAAACATGACCTGCCTGGTGCATCAGAACAAGTTTACGAGGTAAACATGAATAACAACCTGCCCAAGCCTCTGAAGGACGTGATGCGCTGGGCTCGCCACACCCTGCCCGATGACTGCGTCATCACGCGCGGCTCGTTGTGGGTCGAACCGCCGGGCGTCTTGTGTCCGGGGTTCCGCGTCGACGGCCCCAACGGCCGCTTCGCAGCCCTGGCTATCAATGGCGACCAGGCCTACATGGAGTTCCAGATCGACGACACGTGCACCAGAGACGTGTTCGGCAAGAAACTCCACGACGGCTTCGTCGACTCGACCACCCTGCTGCTCTGGCGCCTGTTCGTCAACGGCGCGGCGCCGTCCTGATGCCGTGGTACGGCATGACGCTCACCACGCCCAACGACGTCACCCACGCGGTTATCGAGGAGGGCGGGGGGAGCTATGTCGCGCGGCTCGGTTGTGAGCCGGAGAACTGGGTGCACATCGGACTGATGCTGCGATGGGTTCGAGGCGCGCCTAGGCATGGAGGGCGCGTCGACTGCATGACGTGCCTGGTGGCGATCGCGCGCGACTAAAACACCTTCACCGTGCGGCCGGCCATGACCCACAAGGTCACCAGGATGCCGCACCACATGAGCGCGCGGCCGACCTCCGCGAGCTTGGTGTTCGACGCGAGTGCGTGGATGAGCAAGCCGACGACTGCGACGAGAAGTGGAACGATGGCAATCATCGAGAGAGGCTAGCACCGATGGAAGAGTTTGAACGACTCAAGGCGCTCAGAGCTGAACTACAAGCACGCCTGGAAATCAGAGCAACGGAGGCCAAAACGTGGGGCAAGTGCCACGACAAAGCGGAGTGGTCCCGGCGCGAGGCCCATCTCGCAGACGTCGCAAATGACAAGGCTCGACTCAAGAAGACCAACCACGACATCGTCGTGGAGGAACAGCGCTTGGCAGCGGAGGCTCCGCCGAAACAACCGAGGGTTAAGAAGGTCAAGAAGCCTCAGATGCGCGGCTTTCGTGTCTCAACGACGGGCGAAGTGATCCATCGTGTGTCCAGGCGGCTCGTCCGCCTGCTTGAGGGGCTCGAATCGCCGACCGAGGAGACGATGACGTTTCTGCCCGAGGCACGAAGATTCTTGGTCTATCAGGAGGAGCATATTGCCTGGCAGCGTCGGGAATGGGAGAAACACGAGGCGGAGGCGGAGCGCGATGGATAGCCGCGTGGACTGCATGGCGTGCCTGGTCGCGTTTCCCGACGAGGAGGATGACGAGGGCCGCGTATTTCCCCGTGGCGTCGTCGTCAACACGGGCATCACGCACGGGCTCGCGAAGACGAACTACGGGGAGATCCAACGCAGATGCGACTTCTACAGCGACGGCCGGGCGCGCTCGAACAGCGCCACCGCCTCGG